TATGGGGCCATTGGGTGGTCACCACGGCCGGGACACGGCCGATGGCGCCCCGCCCCCGTCATCAGGCAACACCAATCCACCGCCCCCGTCATCGGCAGCGGCTCACCCCCCGCAGCCGAGTCCCGCCTCCTCCGGTCCGGTCCCATCGCCTCTCCCCCAGGCGTCACCGGAGGAGGCGGAAGTCCTCAGAAGGATGAACTACAAGGACGAAGACATCGCGGACATGTCGCGGGCCGAGATCGATGCGTCGCTGGCCGACGCGGACAGCCTTGGCATCGCCATCGAGCCGAAGGTCGCCGACCAGCCATCCGCGGAGCCTATCTCCGATCTTACGGCACAGCTCGCCGATATGAGCTCCGGCAACCGCCAAGGCGTCTATCTATCCTCTGACAACATTGCCAACGTAGATGGCAATCCCGCCTTTGTCGACGCCATTGCCAAGGCAGTCCAGGGCGCCGAGATCATAGAGAACGCCGACGGCAATGGTGGGGTTCTGATTGCCAAGGACAAGGCGACGGCCGATGCCGTTCGCCTCGCTCTTGACGCAGGGGCAGATCCGCAGCGCGTTCTCGGTGTGGTCACAGGGGCCGGCACGGGCAAGGCACCAGGCGCCGATACCGTCGTCCAGCAGAGGACGCCAGAGGGTGCCGTAACGCGAGAGACGGTTGTTCCTGCCGCCGAGGCACCCGCCGCCGCGGAAGCGCTGGCAGCCGATGGCCGTACCGTCGAGACGATGCCGGCAGAAGATGCCATTTCTCGTCGCGAGCAGAAGATCGCGAAAGAGCAAGCCGAAGTCGTTGCCCCCGCTCCCGTTGGCGATGGATCTCGCAAAGCTCCGGTCAAGGTCGAGATCCCCGAGGATATCGATGTTGCTGCTCAGCGCGTTGCCGAGCCGACGGAAGCGCAGAAGACCGCCGGTAATTATTCGAAAGGGCACGTAAAGCTGCACGGACTCGACATCACGATCGAGAATCCGAAGGGATCAATCCGCAGCGGCAAATCGGCCGACGGCGCCGAGTGGCAGGTCACGATGCCTGCTGCGTATGGGTACTTCAAAAAGACCCTCGGTAAAGATGGCGATCACCTCGACGTCTATATCGGCGATGATCCGGCTTCGGATCGCGTGTGGGTCGTTGATCAGGTGGATGCTGGCACTGGCCGCTTCGACGAGCACAAGGCATTGCTCGGGTTCCCGGATCGCGAGACGGCAGTTGCCACATACGAGGCTGGATTCTCCGATGGCAGGGGCAAACAGCGCATCGGTGCCGTCACCGAGATGCCGGTGCCACAGTTCCGCGCTTGGGCGCGCGATGGCAAGAAGACCAAACCGTTAGGCGACCTCGCCAGGCAGCCGGCGGCGCCGAAGAGGAAGAGCGCCCCCCAATCTCCTGCCACAGCCCTCGCCTTCATCCGCAATGCCGGTGGGATTCGGCCGGACTCAGATCTTCGTCAGATTGCCGACGGCGCGCGCATCCCTGGACTGTTCAACAGGAGCGGCGTCTCCCCGGACGACATGCTGCGCCTTCTCGAAGGCGAGAACTATATCCAGGACCGTTCCGGGCCGAACCAGACGATCGATACATCGCTCCAGGATCTCTACGATCTCGTCAGCCGCATCGTTGCCGGCGAGCGGATCGGCAAGTACGGCGAGACGGTCGAGCGCCCGAAGTCGAAGAAGGAGATCGCGGACCAGAGCCGTCGGGAAATCATCTCCGAGGTCGAGCAACTGACGCATGATCTTGGCGTTTCTTACGATCTCACCGATGCCGAGGAAAACCGCCTCGTCGAATTGGTCGAGACCGAGTATATGGACGTGGGGGATGCGCTGGAGCGCATCGCAATCGAGGCTTACGAGAATGAGCGCGAAGGGACTGTCGACCGCGAAGAGGATGCGAGCGGACGCGACGACGGAGAAAGACCCGTCGCGCAAGAAGAAGCTCCTGAACCGGGCGAAGATGCTGGAAGGTCTCGACCAGAGGAAGTCAAAGCAGGCACCGAAGAAGTAGCCCAGGCCCCGGAAACGGGGCCTTCTGATTCCGATGACACGATTGTCACGGCGCGGGAGCTTCCGCCCAACGTCCCGACCTTTGCCGACGCGAAACTCGCCGCCATGCCGGGCGGAGATCCGCTGAAGATCATTCGCGAATATGCGGAAGGTAAGGGCTGGCGACTGCCTTGGACGCGGCTGACGGACGAGCAGAAGATTGCAATCGTCGCCGACCTCAAGGCCCGGTACGATGACGAGGCGGAGACAGCGAAGCCGTTGAAGGACGATGGGAAGCAACCGGCCGTCGTCACAACGGAGCCGACCGGCCAGACGTCCCTTGTTCCCGAAGCCACCACGAGCGAGAAGCTTAAGGCCGCCGAAAAGGCCAACGAGAACAAGGGCAAGGCGCCATCGCTCGCTGGTCCGAAGGACCGTGGCCCGGATCGGCTCAGGGACTATTCCGGCATCATCATTGACGGCTACGCCAACCAGAAGATCGGCAACGAGGAGCACGACGGCTCCTTGAAGCGTGGGTTCCTGTCTGATGCGCGTGACTATCTGACGAAGATCTCGAAGGTGCTCAAGGAACGCGGTTTCGAGCCGTACCCCGACACGCGAGGCAAAAAACCGAAGCCTGGGCGTGCCGTGAACGTCAACCCTGCTGGCCCGGCCGTGTCTGGCGATGTTTCGCTCAGCATGATCGACAAGGACGGCAACGGCATTTACGTCAACATCGGAGATGCGCTCTCAGGACCGAAGGGCGGCATTTCACTGATGGCCCGCAAGTCGACGCGCGAGAACCAGTACAGTGGTGGCCAGAACCAGTGGTGGCCCACCGATCTCACGGTGGCGGAACTCGCGGACCGTCTTGAGAAACTGGCGCGTCCGGTCGCGCCCAAGGCTGAATCCGGCCAGACGTCCCTCGTTCCCGAGGCAACCACCAGCGAGAAGATTGCCGCTGAGACGAAGGCGAAGGAGCAGAAGGTCAAGAGCGCCAGCGACGAAGCAGGCCCGCTGTTCAATCCAGATGCCGGGAAGCAGACCGACCTCGTTGACATGGCGAAGTCGGCAGGACCGGCCGAGGCATCCGCCACGCCGGAAGCCAAATCTGACGCGGAAGCCAAGGAAACCGTCGCGATTGCCGATGAGTCTGTCGCGAACGCTCCGCCAGACCGGGAAGCTAAACCTGCAAAGAAGCCGGCCGCCGACGAGGCGTCACCAAAGGCGCAGACCGAGGCAAAGAGCGAGGGTAGCAAAGATGCCCTCGTTTCTCGCCTTATGGGCGAAGGCTTCAAAACGATTGTCGAGGCTCGCAAATTCGTCAAAGAGGCGGGCATCCTCCCGGCCGAGGCAACCAACAAGCAGGTTGATGAGGCGGTCGAAACTGCCGTTGTCCGGGCCGCGCGCCAGATCGTAGAGAGCGGCAAGTCGCCGGGTTCCGTCTTTAAGGCTCTCGTCGATCTTTACGGCCGCCAGCCGAACCTTGCCTCGCGCACGGGCACCTCCGTCGCCAATCAGGCATATTCGACCCCGGCGCCGCTGGCCTACGTCGCCTCGCGCCTTGCCGGCGTGACGGAAGCCGACTCGGTCTTCGAGCCCACGGCGGGCAACGGCATGCTCCTGATCGAGGCCAAGCCGAGATCGCAGAACGTTGTCGCCAACGAGATCGACCAATCTCGCCAGCTCGCGCTCTCGTCCCTCGGCTTCAACACCAAGGGGCTCGACGGGAGCGTTCCGGGCATCGTTCGCGACAAGTCCGCGGATACCGTCATCATGAATCCGCCGTTCGGCGCGGTGAAGGAAGGCGGCAAGTCGAAGCTGTTTACGCTTGGCGATCTCACCACGACGAAGATCGATCATGCCGTCTCTCTGAATGCGCTCGACGCGATGGCCGATGACGGCAAGGCCGTCCTGATTATCGGCGGGCCGAAGGGCGAGGATGCCAAGGAGCGCATGCAGTCCTATCGCGGTCTCAATATGCGGGACGCTAAGACCGGCAAGACCAAGGACAACTTCTACCGAGTCCTGTATGATCGCTACAATGTAACCGATCATTTCACGGTTTCGGGCGACCTCTATACCAAACAGGGCGCCTCGTGGCCGGTCGACGTGATCGTCATCGAAGGGCGGGGCAAGTCGGAGCGTCCACTGCCCGGCACCAACCTGGGCGTCCCGGCGCTACTCAAGACCTGGGACGAGATCGCGGAGAAAATCCCGGATGACACCGCAGATGGTCGAAAAGGTGACAGACCGGCTCGCCGTCCTGTGGAGCCAGTCGAAAGACCCGCTCCCGTCGATGAGATACGCGGCGATGCGGTTGTCGGAACTGGGGCTGACGAACGAGCGCCCGAAGCCGGGGCAGAGCCCGATGGAGTTCGCCCGGATACTGCTGGCGGACAATCCAGTGGCGGTCGAAGCGATGCAGACGGTCAAGGTGATGTTCCGGCCGCAGGACGTGGAGACGGCCGAGGAGTTGATCGAGACCGTGCTCCCAAGCGTGAGCGAGTAAAGATCGCTGACGGCGCCACGCAGGCTCGCTACGAGCCTGTCTCTGGGGCCAAGTCCGTCGACACTCTCGTCCCGGCCGCCATGGCGGATTCCTCGCGGAACGCCATGGAGCGCGTCGCCATGCGTCGCGGCGAGGTGGATGAGTTCGTACGCAGCGAACTCGGCTACGAGGCCGACGCCGAGGGAATGTACTTCATCGACGCCAAGGGTGAGAAGCAGCGTCCGTTCTCCGCTGAGCAGATCGACGCCATTGCAGCCGCCATCGACAATATCGAGCGTGGCGGCGCGCTCATTGTGGGCGACCAGACCGGGATCGGCAAGGGCAGAGTCGGCGCCGGCCTCCTTCGCTACGCCATGAAGAAGGGCCTTGTCCCGGTGCTCGTCACCGAGAAGATGGACCTTTACGGCGATATGTACCGCGACATGCGCGACATCGGCATCCCTGAGATGCTGGGCCGCGACGTAACCATGCTGACGACCGACGTCGGCAAGACGATCCCCATGGACGAGGCGGCCGTCGAGTGGAAGGCAGAGGCCGACGCAGCGGATGCGGCAGGCGAGAAGCGCCCGGCACGTCGCGGCAAGTTCTTGTCCGGTGGCACCAGCGACAAGAAGGATAAGGACTACGACAAGTTGCTTTCCGGCGAGCCTGTCGCCGACGTCGTGTTCACGACCTACAGCCAAATGCAGTCGATCGGCGACAAGATCCCGCGCCGCCGCTCCGTGCTCAAGAGCATCGCGCCGCGCGCGATCATGGTGTTCGACGAAGTCCATAACGCGGCCGGACAAGGCGTTGTCGATGACAAGCGTGCCGAGAAGGCGGCGGAAGGCGGGCGGGCACAGTTCGTCCGCGAATTGACGCAAATGGCCAAGGGCGTCGTATTCATGTCGGCGACCTACGCCAAGCGCCCCAACGTCATGGACCTTTATGCCCGCACCGACATGGGCAAGGCCGTCGAGGACATCAAAGACTTGCCCGCCCTGATCACGAAGGGCGGCGTTCCGATGCAGCAGATCGTGGCGTCCATGCTGGCCGAATCCGGCCAGTACCTTCGTCGCGAGCGCTCGTTCGAGGGTATCGAGTACGCGGTCGAGCCGGCCACCGTCGATGAGAATGCCTACAATGAGTTCGTTGGCGCCGTGCAGTCGATCTTCAAGTTCGACATCGCCGTCAAGGACGCACGCAACGACATCGTCGAGGAAATCCTCGCGGAGATTGGGGCCGGGTCCAAGTCGAACGACAGTGGCATCGGCGAAGGGTCGGCGTCGTCGACGAGCTTTTCATCGATCATGCACAATATCGTCAGCCAGATGCTTCTTGCCATCAAGGCTGACGTGGCGGCGGATCGCGCCATCGCAGCGTTGAAGGCCAACGAGAAGCCCGTCATCACACTCGCCAATACCAACGAGAGTTTCTACAGGGACGCTGGGTTCACGGTCGGTGACGTGATCGACATCGACTTCGGCGCCATGTTGAAGCGCTACCTGTCGCGGACGCTGCGCATCACCTACAAGCGGCCGGGCAGCGATAAGTCCGAGCACTACCAGATCCCGGTCGAGCGCCTTCCCGCGAGCCTCCAGCAGGCTTACCAGACAGTCGAGAGCCAGATCGAGCAGGGCAACTACGAGGCCATGCCGGTCTCACCGATCGACTGGATTCGCAGCCGCATAACCAAAGCCGGATATACGGTCAGCGAGATCACCGGCCGGCAAACCATGATCGACTACGGTGCCAAGCGGCCTAAACTGGTTCTGCGGCCCAAGGCCGAGGCCGGGTCTGGCGGCAAGCGCGTCACCATCTCCAAGTTCAACGGCGGCACGCTGGATGCCGTCATCCTCAACCGATCGGGCTCGACCGGCGTTTCCATGCACGCCAAGTCCGACTTCAAGGACAAGCGCAAGCGGCGCATGATCCTGGCCCAGGCCGAGGGCAATATCGACACCCACATGCAGATGCTCGGTCGTGTCCACCGCACCGGACAGGTTGTTCTTCCGGCATATACGCAGCTCGCCGCAGGCATCCCGGCAGAGGTGCGCCCGACCGCCGTTCTGATGAAGAAAATGGCATCCCTCAACGCCAATACGACCGGCGCGCGAGGGTCTGCCTTCACGGCCGAGTCCGCAGACTTCATGAACGAGGTCGGCGACAAGGTCATGGCGGAATATCTCTGGGAGAACCCTGAGATCAACGTCGCGCTCGGCGAACCTTACGATGGGGTCAACCATGAAGACCTCGTCAAGAACGCCACCGGCAAGCTCGTGCTTCTGGAGATCGACCAGCAGCGCGAGATGCTGGATACGGTCCAGCAAAATTACGCCCGCGAGATCGCTGAGTTGGATGCGCTCGGAGAAAATCCCCTCGAAGCCAAGATGCTCGATCTCCAAGCCGAAACTCTGGAGAGTGTCGAACTGAAGCCTAAGACCGGGGATAGCCCGTTCCTTGACGCCGTGCGCATGGAAAAGGCATCCGTCAAGGCACAGGGCCGCGCGCTGCCCATCTCTGAAATTGCCGACAAGGTGGCGGAATCTCTCAAAACCACGAAGCCGGAAGGTAGCGACCAATCCGTTCTCGACCAGCTGGAGCGTAAGGGTCGGGATTGGCTTGCCTCCGAAAGCCGCCGGATACAGGATCTCGCGCGTCGTCAACTCAATGACGAACTTGCGCAGACCAAGGCCGAGAGCCAGCAGAGCGTCCGGGCCAAGGCCCAGGCCACGCTGGCACGCTGGCAACAGACGATGAGCGTTGCCTACCCTGGCGCGCGGGTTTCGCTGACCATGCCAAGCGGCACTCTTGACGGCATAGTCATGTCGACCGAGCGCTCCGGCAAGGCGAAGAGCATCACGGCGCTTTCCGCGTGGATGGTGAAGATAGCAGTCCCCGACTCGGCTCGCCAGTTCGAGTTCCCCATGTCGAAGCTATTCCCGCCTGGGGTCGTCAAGGGGGACGAGGAGAAGGGCGCTCAGATCGCCCGGTCGAGCACCTTCCCGGACATGCTGATCCGCGCGTTCGAGGATGCCCGCAAGGAAGGCCGCGAGACGCGCTACATCGTCACCGGCAACATCCTCGGTGGCTACGACCAGACCAAGGGCAAGGGACGCATCGTCAATTTTACCACGAATACCGGAGAGGTTAGGCCCGGCGTCCTGATGGAACGCGGGTTTGAACTCGACAAGTTCATGAACACCCGCGCGATCCGGTTCCAGACGGGAGAGCAGGTCGCCCAATTCCTCGACAAGGTGTCCGACGTCGATGTCAACGGCCGGGATGGCGAACTTGTCCTCGGCAAGAACCGGGTCGGCTACTACATCCAGATGGCGAAGGCCAAGTTCAAGGCTGGCAAGTATTACACGGACAAGGCCGTTCGGTTCGCGATTGCCCCGACCGAGTTCGAGTCGCGTGGCAATACGATGCTGGCCGAAGGCTTGGATCGTGCGAAATTCGCTGCCGCCGTCGACGAGATGAAGAAGATCGGCGCTGCCTTCGAGACGGACACGGCACAGGATCAGGCGCAGGCAATCATCGGCGGGCCTAAAATTGATGCCGCATTGACCGCCGAGAAGGTCATTCCGTTCCTTAAGATGGGGCGGACGGTCACTGTTCCCAGCGACGTGCGGTCCAACGTGCACGCGGCACTGGCCGAAGTGTCTCACATGGTGCCGAAGACTGCCGACGTTGCCGTCTTGAAAAGCGTTTCGCGTGGTGCGAAGCGTGAGGACGGCACCGCGACGGTATCCTTGGTCGTCGAGACAGCGGACGGCTCAGAAGTCCGCATGTCTCTGACAGAGAAGCAGTTTTTAGAGGTCAGAGCTTTCGTCGCTCCGGGGCGCTACCTCCCCGGCGGGCGGGATGTTCTGGTCTTCCCCCGCCTTAGCTTCTCGGATGAGTCTGTTAAATCCCTCCACGGTGAGCTGTGGCACGAGGTTGTCCATCATCTCCGCAGCAGCGGTCGCCTCACGGACGACGTTTGGGGTCGGCTTCTTGCCCATGCAAAGTCTCTCCGAGTGTTGGACTCCGAATTGTCTACCTACCTCCGCGCAATCGGCGATCCGAATTGGAAGTCTGCCAACGAGGGCGCCGTTCGCGAAGCTTATGAACAATTATACCATGATCGGGCGGATTTTGCCGAGATCATGGATCAAGAGGCTGTGACTCACTTTGTCGAGCTTGCCTCGCATGGCGAGCTTCTTCCCATGGAGATCGACCCAGTCCGCGACGTTCTCATGGATATATGGAACGGTGTGTATTCCCGCAAGGGGGCGGTTAAGACTGAAGGCCAGCCGATGTTCTCGGCAATGCCGAAGCTGACGCTTTCTCCCGACCAGCAAGCGGCCGCCAGGGCGAGAATTGCAAGCACCATGGGTCTTCGCCCCAAGGCGCCGCAGAACGCCATCCATGCGCCAATCCCGGTCACGGAGGCGCTATCGTCATGGCTCGGCATTGATCGGGGCAAGATTGTCGTCGACCTGGACCACATCACGCGGAAGCGTGCGGCTAAAGACAACATCGACGGCGGAGCGCACCCGGATCTCGCAACCCCTGAGAAGGTCAAAGCCTTCATAGAGGATGTGATTGCCAATGGTTCTTACGCGATCAAGTACGACGTGGGGGAGCAGTGGAACCTGTTGCGCCAGATGCCCAACGGGGAAGTTCGCACCGTCGGCATGCGTCTCGACAAGAATGTGCGGGGCGACTACGAGGTTAAGACCGCGTTCGTGGCCCGCAAAGATGCCATCCCCACGCGCCTTGAGAAGGCTTTGCGTCATGGCGGCGGCATCGCGGCTCTAAAATGGAAGAAGGATCCCGCCGCCTTTGGGCACGTGCTGGCAGCAGTGCGCCAGTTAGCACAAAGGGTTCGGGATCCCTCAATCAACCTAGTTAGCAAACAGCTAACGAAAATTCAAGAGGACATGCGCCAAAATTCTGCGGCGCGCGGCCAATTCGCCTTGCCGGGTGGCTTGACGCCAGCCGCCGAGGCCAAGCGTGGCACTCTCGAGCGCCAGATGGCCGATGCGGTTGCCCTGATTACGAGAATGACGGGGCCGGACGCGGTTCGGGTTTCCTTCTCCGACAATCTATCCGATGCGGGCATGCGGGAGGATCAGAGGTCCGCACTGGCAGGAGTTCCGGCTGAGATCGCCGGCAAGTACACGCCGCCGACACTAAGCGCTCGAGCCGTGATCGAATTGTCGCTTGGCGTGCAGGGCCGTGATCTCGTCTCCACCGCAGGCCATGAAGCCTACCATCATGTCGAGACGGTCCTCGCCTCGCCGCAGGAGATGAAGCTCCTCCAGTCCCCCGCCGACATGGCGCGGGCGCGACGCATGGCGATGACTGTGCCGGGCATGACGGAGGAATTGGCCGGGAGGCTGCCCGATTGGGAGATCCGGGCCATTGCCTTCCAGCGATTCCTAGCCATGCAGGGCGAAGGCGTCGAAGCTGGCCCGATCCACATCGGCATTCGACGGCTCTGGAACAAGCTCGCCCGGATCGTCCGCAGCACGCAGAACCTCTTGCGTGGCCATGGCTTCGATAGCATCGAGTCCATCTTCGAGCGTGCCCGCACGGGCGAGATGCGCGCCGCTGCCGCAAAGCGTGGCATTGGCCAGGCGGCAGAGGGTCAAGCGACGCTGGCAGACGGCCGTGGCGATCGACAGGACTCTATGGCCTCGTTCTTCCCGAGCGCGACGTCTCCGGGAACCTTCCTCGGGCGCCGTGTCGCGGCCACCATGCGCCGCATGGCCCCGATCTCCGATCAATGGCGCGTTCGCATTCAGGACAGGTTCTTGATGATGCGCCGGCAGCAGGAGGCGATCGAGCGCCAGACCGGCGTTGCTCTGCCCCTTCCGCTCGATGTCTACACGGCCGAATCCCTGTTCCATGGGCGCGCCGGCGAGAGGATGGCGGATCTTCAGAGCAAGCACATCGAGCCGCTTGTCGAGCATCTGCGCAAGAACGAGATCGATGGAGACCAGCTTGGCGAGTATCTTTACGCCCGGCACGCCGGTGAGCGGAACGCTTACATCCGCACCATAGATCCGGGCAACGATGCCGGCTCCGGCATGACCGACGCGGATGCCCAGGCAATCATGGACCGAGTTTCCAGCGGACCAAAAGCCAAAGCGTTTGCTGACGCTGCCGCAATGGTCGATCGGATCAACAAGGACAGCCGGGATACGCTGCTCGCTTCCGGGCTGATCTCTCGCGAGGTCTATGACGCTTGGTCGAGCGATTATCAGAATTACGTACCGCTTCGTGGGTTCGAGGCGGAGGGTGATGAATCGGCGTTCCCTCGGGTCGGGAAAGGATACAACATCCGCGGACCCGAAGCTTATCGGGCGCTGGGCCGCCGATCCAAGTCGGACAATCCCCTTGCCTATGTTCTCCTGCAGGCACAACAGGCCATCGTCCGGTCCGAGAAAAACAGGGTCAACAAGGCCCTGCTTCGATTGGTCGAGACTCACCCCGACCCGGATGTCTGGCAGGTTTACCGCGGCGAGTACAGTCGGCGCCTGAACGAGACGACGGGACTTGTCGAGACCGTATTCGTCCCGCCCCAGTTCTCGCACCACGACCCATCGATCGTCGGCGTCAAGGTCGGCGGCAAGCAGCGCTACATTCAGCTTCACAATCCGAATCTGGCGCGGGCGCTGAAAGGCGTCGGCTCGAGCGAGATGAATGGCATCATCGTTCGGAGCATGATGAAGCTGACGCGCTTTTATGCGCAACTTCTGACGAGTTGGAACCCAGAGTTCGTTGTCGGCAACTTCTTCCGTGATGTGCAGACGGCACTGATCAACTCCAAGGATATTCAGGACCTGCCCGACGGCGCTCGCAAGAAGATGCTGGCCGAGGCTCTGTCACTCAAGTCGATACGCGGCATCTACAATGCGCTCCGCGGCGACGGATCGAGTGAGTTCGCCCAGTATTTCGAAGAGTTCCGGCAGGCGGGCGGCAAAGTCTCCTTCATGGAGTTCAACGACGTCGAGCGCATCAAGGGCCAGATCAACGGATTGCTCACGGAGGGCAAGACCCGACGCGCGCTCCGCCAGGCCGTCCGCTACGTCGAGGACGTGAATACGTCGGTCGAGAACGGCGTTCGGCTCTCGACCTACGTCGCGATGCGCAAAGCTGGCATCTCGAAAGATCGGGCCGCCTCCGTGGCGCGTGAGCTGACCGTAAACTTCAACCGCAAGGGTGAATTGGGGCCGGTGATCAATTCGGCCTACATGTTCTTCAACGCCTCGGTCCAAGGTTCGATCCGCATGTTCCAGGCGTTCGCGCGGTCGAAGGCGGTCCGCCGCGTTGTCTACACTCTTGCTGCCGGCGGCGTCGCGATGGAAATGCTGAATTATTTGATTGCCGGCGACGACGACGACGGGGAGAACGCTTACGACAAGATCAAGCCGTGGATCAAAGAGCGGAACATGATCTTCATGCTGCCGGGGCGGAAGGATTACTTCATGATCCCGATGCCCTACGGCTACAACGCGCCCTACGTGGCGGGGCAGAAGGTCGGCGAGCTCCTCCGAACCGCGGCTGGGCATGGCAAGGCGACGCCGGCCAAGGCCGCGGCCGGCATCATGTCGGCGCTCATGGACTCGATCAACCCGCTGGGCACGTCGCCGACCACGTCGTTCTTGCAGATGGTGAGCCCGACGATGCTCGACCCGATCGTCCAGGTGGCGGAGAACAAGACTTGGTACGGCGGGCCGATTACCCCCATCAAGTACGACAAGCGGAAGCCGGACAGCGAATCCTACTTCGCATCGGTGCATCCGGCCTTCATCACAACGGCAAGGCTTCTCAATTCGGCAAGCGGCGGCAATCCGGCCCGTTCCGGGCTCATCGATATCAGCCCGGAAGTTCTTGAGCACTATGCTCAGTTCATCGGCGGTGGCAGTGGCAAGTTCTTGCTGAATGTGACCAGCACTGCCGCGAGGGCGCTCGATGGCGAGGAGTTCGTACCGGAGAAGACGCCGATCATCCGGCGCCTCTACGGCAAGCAGACGCAAACCTCGCGTCGCGGCGAGTTCTACGAGAAATGGGGCGAGGTCGACGCCGCGGCTTACGAGGTGCAACAGTTGACGAAGGCCGGGAACGGGGCGGATGCCATGCGAGCGCGCCGTGAATACCGCGCAGAGCTGGAAGCCTACGGCGCCATGAAAGGCGCACAGAAGTCACTCTCTCAGTTCTCGAAGATCCGCGCCCAGGTCCAACTTGATCGGTCGCTACCGAACAAGGAGAAGAAGGCCAAGCTCGACGAGGTCCAAGAGAAGGAGAACGCGGTTATCCTCCGGGCCATGGAGGTATACAGCAAGGCCCAGAAGAAGAAGTCATAAGTTTTTCGGCGCGGGGAAAGACTAAACAAGGAGCGCAAGATCTTCCCGCGCTCCTTAGCTGTGCATGTGTGTCTAACGCCGAGTCCCGTATGACGGCTGTTGCAGCCGGTATGGATCGACAGTTCCAGACTTGCCGGTGTACGGGTTCACATTTCCCTTTGCGCTGTAATTGTTGAATGCGTTCCCGTCTGGATTGCTGCGGACGTGTGGCTGGACGTAGGTTCCGTCCTTCCGTGTGTGGCCTCTCACATTGGTCTGTGCGTCCGCCGTTGCGGAAACAAGGCACAGAGGCTTGCCGGGGATCGTCAAGAGCCCAGGATCAGCAAGCATCACTCGGTGGGTTCCGCAGCCCAAGCGTAGCAAAACAAGGCGCCGAGTGGCGCGAATCGGTGTTTTAGATAGGGGTCGGCTTTGTCGGCCCCTTTGTTCGTCCGCAAGTCAATCTCAGAAAAGGCTAAGGAGTTCAAATCGTGGCAACAACCGTCGCCTTAACGGCTACGCCCGCCGTGATCGATGTTGACGGCGCAGCGACCGTCCTGGTGCAGAACCAGTCCGCCTCGTCGCTTATCGCCATCCATGTCGCGGAAACGGCTCCATCCATCGACAAGACCGACGTCATCCTGCGTCCTTTGGAATGGGGCAGGTGGACTGGGATCGGTGTGAACGAAAGTCTGTATGGTTGGGTTGTCGGTCGAGATCTATCGGGCAAGGTCCAATTAGACGGTGGGGCAGATATGCCCTACGGGGCCATTCGGTGGATGGAAGACGAGGAGGCATAAGTGGCCCGCTTTGACCCCCTCGCCCTCAACGCCCGAGGTCGATTTCGGCCCGGGCGTGCGCCTGCCGGCGGTGGCCGGTTTCAGCCTCTGCCGTTCTACGGCGCGGCGTTCGGCACCCCCACCCCCATATCCCCCGCCGCCCTTCTTGCTGCTGCGTGGGCTCCGGGCGGCGCCGATGCGCTGGCGCTGTCCTTCACGGACGATCATTTTGCGGAGGGCGGCCACTACGGCAGCGCCTACGTCAAGCATGGCGCGACGCCGGCCAATGACTACGATGATGCACCATACGGCCTGCTGACCTTCACGTCGCCGAGTGCGAAAATGGTGCGCGGGCCGGACGGGGAGTATCGGTTCGCCGCGCACAATCTCTATATCAACAGCGCTGCGCCAGCCAATCAGTCTATAGCCGTGCTGTCGGGTGCGTCTTACGCGGTGACAATCACCGGCGCGGTATCTGTCACGGCCAGCAATGCGGCCTCCGGGACGTGGACGGCTGGCACGCACGAATTCACAGCAGCGACAGGCACGCTCGCTCTCGGCAGCACGTCTGGCGCCGGCACGGTGCATGTGAGGCGGACGCCATCGGATGGCATCTATGTCGAGACCGGGGGTACCGCCAGATATGCCCTCCCCTTCGAGTGGGACGCGTCCGGCAATCTCCTCGGCGTCCTGCTGGAATGGGGGCGGACGAACGTATTTCTGAATTCAGAGATTGGCGCGACGCAGAGCTGCACGGTCACCAATACGGAATGGACGCTCTCGTTCTGGGGCACCGGAACCATCACCCTGTCCGGTGCGTCCACTGCGGGGCCGCTGGTCGGCACTGGCGCCGATGATCGTGTCAGCATGACATTCAAGCCGTCGGCAGGCACGCTAACGCTGACGGTGTCGGGCACGTGCAGTCGGGTCCAGCTCGAGTTGAGCGGGTATGCGACATCCTGGATCCCGACCTACGCCGCGACCGTGACACGTAGCGGCGATCAGATAACGATCGGCACTGACCAATTCTCGTGGGCGACGGCCTGCACGCTCATGGCGGATGTTGTCGATCGCGCTGGGGACACCAATTCCGGCACCGGATTGGTCAATACTGATGGCCTCGTGTACGTGATCAACACCAACTCGCACGCTATGCTGTTCGGCAGGAGCAACAGCTCGACGAGAGATAAGCGGTTCCAGCTGCTCACAATAAAAGGTGGGTCCGCCAAAGCACTCGAAACGGCAGACAATAAGTATGCGAGCAATGTGCCGTTCAAAGTGGCAGCCTCTTTCGATGGCGCCACCAACGGACGCGCCGTGAAGGATGGTGTCACGGTCCTGACGTCCACGGCGCTGGATGCCCCCACCGTGGGGCTGACCACTCTACAGATCGGCACGGGGATGCATTGCCGCGCCGTCGTCGTCCTGCCCGTCGAGAAATCAGAGGCGGACATGCAAGCGCTGACGGGGGCGTGACGTGACGATCGCAATCCGATTTGGCGTGTGGGCTCCGGACGAGGCGACATTCCGGCAGTCGTGGATCGATGCCGGCATTATCGCAGACGGGCCCGGATACCAGTTCACGGCCGACTATCCCGGCGTCGAGATCACGGCGACGCAGGGCTGGCCGGGCATCATCGAGGGCGTGCCCGGCTGGCATTGCAACGTCATCGTCACCGGGCCGCTGGTGGACGAGCTGACGTATGGCCTCACGCAGCGCGGCGACGACGGCGAGCTGCTGTCCGTGTTCGATCGGACCTGGGCGACGCACATATTCGCGCTGACGGAGCAGCCAGCCGACGAGGTGACGGGGTTTCCCGCGGGCTATCGCAATTCCAGCGGCGTCACGTACTGCGATATGCGGGATATCCGCAGCCCCGCGAATGTGAGGCAGTAGGGCGGCCAGACAACGTCGTTCCCCGGTCCCCCAGGCCGGGTGTCCCGCCCCGCCGCTGCCGCCATCAGGCATGTGAGGCAGTAGGTCAGCTTTAGATGTCGCGCCTATCGACGCCGCTCGGGAAGCCGGGCGGCGTTTTCTTTTGGGATGCCTTGATCATGCAAACCGTCGCCATCGAATGCCGCAACTGCGGGACACGGGTCGCCAACTACCCACGTGAAGAAGGCATCCCAGGCCATGTTGCCAGGATCGTTGCTGGTGGATGTCCAGAGTGCCTGGCGCTCGGCCCGGATCGCTACTTCGATAGCGCGGGGAATGAGTTGGATCGCCGGACATGGAAGCCAATCTCCATGTGGAGCCGCTTCTGGCGTGACATCAACAGTGCGCGAGTCCCAGGAGCAATTGGCGCCTCCATGACGCTGACTGCGGATCTAGGAACACAACACATGGACATCGAGAACGGCGTCTTGAAAGGCGGCGGCGCGAAGTGGAAGAAGGCGACGTCGTTCGGCGGCGCGATGGCGGCGCCCCGATGGATCGTTACCCACGACACGGCGGGATCCACCAAGAAGTTCTCCACGGTCAACTACTTCGCCTCACCGACGTGCAAAGTCTCGGCGCATTTCGTGGTCGAGAGAGACGGCACCATCACTCAGATGGTGCAGACCAACCGGCGCGCCTACCATGCTGGTGTCTCGAAATGGAATGGCGTCTCGGGCCTCAACTCGTGCTCGATCGGGATCGAGATCGTCAATCCTGGAAAGCTCAAGAAGAACGGCGAATATGCCGAGCTGAGCTACGACGGCAAGACGGTGATCGAGAAATTTCCGCTGATCGACTGCACCTATCGGGCAACGAAAGAGCACGGCGAAGGGTATTGGCTCCCCTACACAAAGGAACAGATTGCGTCTGTTGCCGCAATCTGCCGTGAGGTTGTTGAGGAGTACCCTGACTGCAACGAGATCGTTACGCACTGGATGATATCTCCCGGACGGAAGATCGACACGAATCCACTTTTCCCCATGGAAGAGATCCGCAAGGCGGTCTTCGAGCCGACCCCGGACGACGTTCCGGTCGCGTTGCGAACCTCGAAGCCGATCGCGGAGCCAGTTCCAGCGCCGCAGCCGACGCCCACCCAAGAATTGGCCAAGTCCGGGTCAGGCAAGAGCCTGCTCGCAGTCATCGTTGGATGGGTGTGTGACCTGGTATTCGGAATCGGGCAGTCGATTTCCAATGGCCTTGATCAGGTCATCCATGTCCTGAAGCCGGCCCAGGAAGAGGCTGAAACCACGATCGCCCCGCTGATGAGCCTCACCAGAACACTTCAGATCAATCTGGGCAAGGTGGCGATTTGGGGCACGATCGCCGTGCTCGTCGTGGTTCTCGTGCGTCACATCAACCAGCGTGTCGAGCTGGCAGAGGTCAAGCAGCAACTCCCGGAGGGACCGGAAGATGAACAAGAGTGACGTCGGCCTTATTGGAACGATCGCGACGAGCGTCTTTGTCGTCATGGCCTCAATCATGGCATTTGCGAAGGACTGGCTTGGAAAGGTCTTCACGAGGATCAAAGGCTCATTCGTTGCCGTGGTTTCTTCTCCTGCGGTTTGGCTGGCCGTTGGCCTCACCTTTGTTGGTGGGTTCTGGCTGGGTCATATCAAGGGCGCTGTCGGCAAGCGTGCTCTGCGCTCCGAGGTCGCTACACTCAAGGGTGATGTGCAGGGGGCGTCGGCAGCCGTTGCCGTCGCCCAGCGCCGAGCGAAAGACGCCGAGAGCGCCGCAAGCGCGTGGAAAACCAAGGCGGAGGCAGCCGAGGCCGAGGCCGTTCGTTTGAAGTCCAGGGCAACTGCCAAATTGGTGCCAGGGGCGGCCGTTTCTCGCCGGCCCGTTCCCAGTGCGCGAAAAACAACGCAGGCCGCCAGCACGGCCCAGAAAACCGATTGGGTGCCGTGGTGATTACAGCCCGCCTTGCGCTGATTGCTTGGGCCGTGATTGGCCCATTGATTGCCGGCGGCATCATGTGGGGGCGCGAGAAAGTGATGGTTGCCGGCGCCGTCGCGAATGAAAGGAACGCGGGCATCGTGGCATGCAATGCCCGCGTGGCGGAAATCACCCGTGCCCACGACGAGGCGATCGATGCCTCGGTCGACGAGGCCATTGCGGCGGCCGATACCATCGGCCCGACGCCTGGCGAGATGGTTGCACTGCAAAAGCTCTGCGATGCGTCGCTTGGGTGCCGGTCGCGGAGGACGCGGTGATGAGGTCCATGGGTTACATTCTGGGTGTGTCCGCCATGGGTTACATCCTTGCGGGCTGCGCCTCTCCGGCGCCGAAGACGCCTATTCAGCCGGTATCGATCAAGGCTGACTCATTCTGCTCCGTCATGCGGCGCCTTTATCCGCCCGACGGGATTTCGACTTGGGACACAGTCGATAGTGCCGAGACCATAGAGCACAACCGTCGCCTCGAAGCGGCCGTTGCGAAGAAGTGTGGAGTGAAACGCGCAAACGACAAACCCTAGACGTCGCGAGGGACGCCGATGCCAGCGAGGTATCCTGCCTATGGACTTGGAGACCGGGATCGAGTTCGGGCGGGCAATCGAACGCCTGTCCCACCACGACAGGATGATCGCCGATTTGGAAGATTCCCACGAGGATCTTCACGACCAAGTGCAGCAGATCAAGGCTTGGTTTATCCGAATCGGCCTAGTGGCGACTTTGCTCGGGGCTGGGCTCCTGACAAACGTCAAAGCCGAGCGGATCGGAGATATAGCCGCGGCTTTACTCCGGGGGATTTTCAAAGGGTAGACCGCTTCCTATCTATTGCTTGCTGGTTCGGCTGGGCCGTTCTGGCCTTCGCTTGCGCGTCCATAGGCTGGTGGACGATCATCAAGCTGTAAGCGAAAGCCCCACGGGCTCACGGCCCGAAGGCCGATGCGCGCGCCGCGATGTCGTGAGCCGTTCCGCCTCCGTATCTTGACTTCTCCGGGATTGGTGGCATGTTCCCGAAATCGCAACATATCTATGTGACGATATTTTGGGGGACTCACCGATGTCGTTCTATCCGACTGAGCGGGTAGCCATCCTAATCGACGGCGCCAACTTCCACTCTACAACGCGGGCGCTGGGCCTCAACCCGGACTACAAGAAGCTGCTCGCCTTCTTCCAAGACAAGGCCCGCGTCGTGCGAGCTTATTACTTCACGGCGATCACGGAGGATGAGTCGGGGTATTCATCCCTCCAGCCACTGGTCGATTGGCTGGCCTACAATGGCTTTACAACCGTCACCAAGGTTGTGAGGGAATACACGGACGCGAGCGGCCCTCGCCGCACGAGGATGAGCATCGACGTCGACCTGGCCGTCTGCGCGATGCGGATCTCCGATACGGTCGAGCATATCGTTCTATTCTCCGGCAGCGGCGAGTTTCGGCCCCTCGTAAATGCCATCCAGGCCAAGGGTGTCCGCGTAACCGTTGTCTCTACGATCAAGACACAGCCGGCATCGGTTTCCGACGAGATGCGCCGACAGGCCGACGTCTTCATCGATGTCGCTGACATCGCCGATGGAATATCGAGGCCCATCCCCGCCAAGGAGGCAGCCGAATGAAGACGCCGGCCAACCGCGATCTGTCGCAGCAATATCACGCCCAAGAAATACTCGTGTCGCAGTTGGCCGCAACACCAGTTGAGACGGCTCGCCGGCTTGTGCAGGCGCAAGCCGCACTCAAGAAGATCGAGAGTGATGCGACGCAAGCGATTTACGAGTACGGCATCACTCAGGAGGCACCAGACAAATGGATGGCTCTTGGGGATCTGGTGCGGAATATGATGGCGCCGATCAGAGACGCAGCTAGATTCGGGCTGAAGAGGTAGGGGAGGCTTGTCACGCAGCCTCTTGCGTCGGGCTATCGATCGCCGCTCGATAGGCAGATCGATAGCATTCAAGCACCTCATCCAAGCCGAGTTCATCATTGACGCCGACAATCGTCCGGTGATGCAGGAGCGCAGCGGCCCAGTCGAGATGGGCTAGAGCTGCTAGAAGATTCCTGTTATCGGCTGTCTTCTCCACCTTCACTCCGCAAACTCTATAGAGCGCACCCAGCGCATCGAACGTCTTCGCTCGAGACGTATGGGGAGCGCACGGGCGTCCTTTGGCATCGAGGGCCAGGTGGCCCACGACGACGGTTGCCTGAGCCTTCAGAAGTCTTGCTGCATCGGTGAGAAGGCTTGCGGACGACATCCCAGTGCATGCTCAATGTGGCTCGGCAACCCCAGATGGGGCAAGGCGCCAGTGGGTTCGACTCAATACTTCTTGCCGCCAGCAGCTCGGTTGGCCAGTTGGTGGTCGGCTCGTTTTTTGTTGAAGCGGTTCTTCGATACTATGGCGCCGGGCAAGTCGTATCCGAGATAGGCGCACGTCTCCGCCATGCGGAAATAAAGGAGAGCGAACCGGATCTCCGCTAGGGAGTGCCGCCGCAGGAGGCGAGCAACCTCAATGAAAGCCGCCGGCACGTCTTCGCCACGGGCTATGGATGTGTCACCTACCCTGATGAACGTATCCGCAATCTCGACCTCCTGCCCTGGCCGGTCCGTCAGTTTGTCATCCATCAAGCTCTTGCGGTCGGACTCCAGCGCTTCGGAGAGCTCGGAGTGCATCAGCGCAATGACCTCACCGAAGTTGCGCTCGATGTCCTTGCCCGTTTCCGGGTCTTTGTACCAACCCGCGTTTGCGGCAGTGGAGTGCGCCAGTTGCATCGCCGCCCGTATCCCGTGATACGCGTCGCTCTCTTCCTTCGTCATGTTGTCTGGAGCCACTACTATTCCCTTCCATTCGATTTCGAATCCGAGCGGACCAATTGCCCGCATGGGTCGCGTTGAAAATAAAATACCCGTAAAAGGTGTGTGCAATCTGTGTGCAACTTAAGCCGCCATGTTCTACGCAAGTTCACGTCTGTTATGCGCAGGTTCTCGACCTGCTAAGATCACAGAAAATCGATCAAGTGTGCTGTTTTTGTTTGTCTTTTCGCCGATTGGACCGTCAATTCCGACGGCCCTCCGAAGGCAGAGGTCACAGGTTCGAATCCTGTCGGGTGCGCCATCTAACCTACTCTTTTCCTTAGTTTTATTACATTGTCGCCCTCGGCGACGCCGTCTTTGTGTGCAAGATTTGTGCGTTTCTTCCTTTTTGGAACAGGCTGCCCCGATACCCTCTCAACCACCGCGCGTAGCTTCGCCTTTCTCGCGTGTGGGTATTTTTTCAACATAAAGTTGGGATCTTTCCAGCCTGCTATCTCCGCGACAGTGATGGGGTCAACCTCGTTGTCAACCAGCATCACCGTTGCAAACGAGTGGCGGCCGGCCTGGTGTGGCGGAACGTAAGTGATCTTCGCATCGGTGCATGCCTGGTCCCAATGTCGGTAGACGCCGCTGTTGTACGAGAAGCCGAACAACAGATCCGGATTGCGCTTGCGACCGCGGCCGTCCCTCTTCCCGCTCTCCTTGTTGAATGTCTTGATATCGGGAAGGTTCTGCAACTCGTGCAGCATCGATTCCGTAACTGGGAATGAATGATCTTCATCGTTCTTCAGGAGCGTAGCCGGCACATCGATCGAGCACTCGCTCGCGTTGATCATGGCCCGCGTCAGCCCAGTCGCTGTTCCGAGTCGCATGCCAGTCTCGAACATCAGGCGACACATGGCTTTTACGTATGGATCGGCGCACTTTGCCCGAAACGCATCAATCCACGCCCGATCGACGGATACGGTTTTCGCGGGCTTCTCCTCGAAGCGCTCAACTTTCATAGGTGGCGCCTTGTTGCGGAGCACCGCGTAATTGTACACAGCCATGAATGGGGCGATGCCGTGCCGGTTTCTTGTGGATGCAGTGCCGTTCGGCAAAATCTTCTTGGCGATGTCCTGAACCTCGCCGCTGGAGAAACTGGCGAGCTTACGCGTCCCAACCTCCTTAATAAGATCAGCTAGGCGTGGCGAACAGACTTCATCCCCTTCGTTCTGCTTATCCTCGATGTAATCGTGAGCCGCTTCCGCGAATAATGTTTCGTTCTCCTTGCCGTATGTCAGCTCTCTGCGGATGCGCGCTTCGAGTGCTGACGCTGCTTCGCACGCTTGTGCGTAGTCAGTAGTGCCAGTGCTTTGGCGGACGGGTTGAGCGGCACTTGGCGTGACGACCGTTCCCGTGATCTGCCAGAAGGGGCTGCCTTTTCTCTTTTTGAGTTTGAGCACGTCATAGCCTCCAAGATTGCGTCGACATCGTCCGATGTTACCATCATCTGAGCTCCGCCCAGACGATGACGACCGATCTTCCTGGCGATGGTCCGGAACCGCCTCTCGCAGATTTTCGCGGGAATGGTGGATAGCGCATCCTTCACCAGCATATACGGAGAGTCAGCCATTGACGCAGTCCTCCGCGAACATGTTGTGGGCAGCGACACCTTTGCCGCGGGGGCCCAGGATAAGCTCAAATTCTCCGAGAAGCACTTCGTGCCGCTCCATGGCGATTACCCCATCACGAGATAGATGACCGCGCAGTAAGCAGCGACATACCCGGCCAAGACATAAGGAGCGGATTGCCACACTCCGAATCTCTCGCCAGCCCACATGACCACCAGCACGAGAGACAACTGCACGACGGTGATGCAGAAGAAAGCAAGAAACAGGACTTCCAGCGTGTAGTTCTGCATGGCGCTTATTCCATTGCCGCGCGATCTACCGCGGCCAACGCTCACCGATTCCACTTATTCCCCCTCGAACTTGATGCGCTCTTGGATCTAAACGGCCGTGACGTGATTTTGCGTTTCAGCTTTCGAGTGGCGCCAACTGGCGTGTCGGCGCCTGCCTTAGCGAGAATCCGGCGCTGGAACTCGGCGTGCTCGGTTCTGATACGATCTGTCTTCGCCAGATCCGGGATGTCCTTGCTTGCGGTCTTGGTCCGGTGGTCCCTGATCAGTCGCAGCGTTAGATTGCTTGGATGATTGTATTGTTCCGGTGACCAACCGAGATCGCGGGCCAACGCGAATGGGACAGGATCGTGATCGACATGGACAAGAGAAAGCATCTGATCCGGCGTCATGAGTTTTGCGTGCTCTCGCGGTATCTTGAACAATTGAGCCACCGCGGCAGCCGCGATCTGGCGCAATGTCGGCACCTTTCTCTTATCCACGTCCGTCGCTCCTGATTGCTCCGGCGAGTGGGATGCGCTTAGATTCTGATCCCACTCGCCGGCAGTACGCGCCGGTGCCTTGACAGCCGGCTCGGGAAGCGGAGAGCCCGGCGCGTTGTTGGATTGACCAAAGAGTTACGTGACGGATCTGCCCATTCGGCTCTCGGTTCTCTGGAGCCACGACAGCCGGTCTTCTTCTCGCTCTCGCATTCGCAGATACTCAAGTTGCAGCTTGAGTTTGTTGGCTTTGGTTCGTGATGAGACCATTTCTTTGATGTAGGCGGACCAATCCTCTCCGCTCTTGATCAGGCGCTCAGCCTTGTTGTCGGCCATCTGGCCTTCGCTATCGATGAGCGTCGTTTTCATCTTCTCAAGCGTCGTCGTCTTCAGTTCTTCGAGGAGACTTGCGGCACCGTCAGCATCAACAAATTGCAGAGCAACGATCCGGAATTGCTCCGAGATTGGACGCTCGCCCTCCGGCATATCGCGGACGCCCATGGCGCGGCGGGAAATGGATGTCATGCCGTCACCTCGGCGCTGGGCCTACCTGGCATCTCGCTCCACTCCCGGCCGTCGAGAAGGCGGCCGGCGTGCTTCTTGCCGAACCGGCCTTTGGCGTCCCGGATTCCGTCTTTTCGCCCGTTTCCTCGACATAGGCCCGCGGCGGCGGCTCGGGCCATATTCGTGGGTTGAGGCACTGCCTCAAGATTGTCGGGGTGGTTGTCCGTCTTAATCGTGTTGCGGTGATCGATCTGCATTCCGTCGGGCACAGCACCATTCGCTGCGACCCACACCACTCGATGCACCATCGCGTGGACTTGGTGACCTTTGAAGTTGATGCAGGCGCGTAGGTACCCCTTCTTTGTCAGCGTTCCAATGGGCTTCGATGGCGTGTTTGATCGAGGCGCGTACACCAGTCCGGTGCCGAAATCGACTTGGAGCCGCCCCAGGCCCAAGAGCTTCAGAATGATAACGTCGACGTTACGCATGGGGCATCTCCCTCACGCGGAGAGCCTCGGGCCATTCGGCCATATCGCCACCTTTGCGATCATTGAGTCGACGCGATATGAGGCCTGTGGCTTCGCTCGATACGCGCAACGACGCACCGGCAATCCCGTCCGTTTCGTCCGAGAAGGCGGCGCCTAGCTGCTTCACGAAAACGGGAGTGCAAGCGTCTTTGCACTGGCTGACAATGCTATCGGCCCACTCTCTCTTCATTGGGCGCGCGTTGCGGCCGCTCTCACCGCCGACGATGACCCAGTCTAGGGTTGCTCCAGATCGTCGGCGCAACACGTCGATGCCGTCCCAGATATCGCGGAACTCGATTGGCCCGAGCAGCGGCTCAGCGCTGACGAACCGCACGGCTGCTGGTGTTTCGATCAGATCCGGAATGCGCTCGTCGGCGCGGCGCTGATCCTCAGCGCTGACGCCGATCCAGACGTTAGGGAGGGGCCACTCAGCGAGACCAGTCTGATAATCGTCCTCGTCAACGCCCTTGATGGTGCACATCTGCAAGCGGATGCGCTCGCTGCCCGGCGACGCGACGCCTGGCTTGGCCCAAGTTGCGCGAACCTCGGAAACGTACTCCCGCATCCGCGCTGACCGCTTCGTGAGCACCTGAAACGTGTGCTGCGGGCAGAGCGCCATCACCGCGAAAACGCGGTCGATCCATTCGTCGGGCACGTGCTCGTGAAACAGGTCGCCGTGCGCGCAGACGAAGATCTGGCGCGGGCGCGTCCATTTCAGCGGCTGAGTCAGCCACTGCTCGTTGAGCCGAACGTCGCCCGTCCAGACGTGGTTGCCGTTGACCTCGCGCGTCAAGCCGGCGCGGCTCTCATGGTGACGCAGTCTCGTGCCGGCGAGCTGCATAGCGTAGCAGTTTGTGCATCCTGGCGAGACGATCGAGCATCCCGTGATCGGGTTCCATGTCGCACCAGGGTTTCCGTCGAGGTCGCGCGTCCACTCTATGCTGGTTTTGTCAGCCATCTAGCAATCCGTGATGTGAGAGAAGCTCGACAGCATGAACGTTCAAGTAGATATCGCGCTGAAAGGAGGGATCGTTGGCATTCTCCTGCCAAAATCCAATGTGCGTGTCGAAGGTGTTGATTGAGAGCATGCGCATCCCACCCCCCCCTATTCAGCCGGTGGCGGCGGCGGCGGAACGCGGCGAACGACGGCCACCTTCGCGGCGGCCCGCGTCGGGGCTTCGTCCTCCTGCTGGGCAACGGTCGATCCGTTCTCGGGAGGCGGTGGCGGCGCCTTCGTACCCTTGGCGATCGACGGCTTTGCCGTTTTCGCCGGCGGAAACATCTCCTCAACGGTCGCTTCGCCGTTCTTGAGCGTAGCGAACATGGCCCGCAGCGTTACGATGTGATCAGTCGTGACGTCGGCGATCCCGGCAACGTCGAGCGCTGCGAAAACCTGCTCCGGGGTCACGCCGAATGCGGCGAAATTCTTCATCGCTTCATCGCGCGTGACACTGAGTGTTTTCACGTCCCCACGCAAAGCAGCAAGACACTTGTCGTATGCCTTCCCCCAGGCCGCTTTAGGGATGCCGGCAAGGATCGCATTGCGCGACGCAATAGATGCCGCCGCGTTTCCCGTGACGGTGATCATGTCGTCGCTAAGCACGCGGCCGTGCTTGTCTGAGATGCGGCGACGAACAAGAGCGCGCCTGGCCGTGTTCGTCTCGAGATCGTGGAAGATGCCCTCCGCCTCGATATACTTATCGGTCTTGTCCACATGCACCACGCGGGCAGACACCCGAGCGTTGCCCCACTGGGAAAAGACGATCTCGGCAAACCGTGCAGACGGGCCGGTGATCGGCTTGCCACCTCTCGGGAGCGCATAAGTGCAGGATTGAGCGGTTTCCACATCGAGCAGAGCAAGCGCCGTGATGCCCTTGACGGCCTTCTCGATAGACCGCGGATATGCTTTGGCGGTGGAAATCTGCTGATCGATCTCTGCCCTTGCGAGGGAGATCGCCATGCTTTCGTCTTTGCTCTCGACCGGAGCGAGAATTTCAATATCGGTATCGCTCATGCGGCATCTCCGATGCGATAGAATTTCGCGACGTCGGCCTCGAAACTCGCAAACTCCATCTCACGCGCAAAAGCCATGAGCGTTTCCACATCGACGTCCTTTGCCTCGAGTGCAGAGAGCGCAAGCGGCAGCGGGACGTCCCGATCGAGAGTCGCGAGCGTCCTGCTCAACAAGGCGAGATCGATGTTGTTTTGAATAGCTCTACGATATCGCTCGGGCTGAACCTCATCGGCATTGGCCAGGAGATTGTCCAGGGAGCCGAACTGACTTAGCAGCTTCCCGGCCGTCTTAGGGCCAATCGACGGAACACCAGGGATGTTGTCGGTCGGGTCTCCAATCAGCGCCTGCGCATCAACCGAGAGGCGCGGCGGGACGCCGAACTTGTCGAGAGAGTCAGAGACGCCAACAAGTCGCCCCTTCAGCGGACAAAAAACCGAAACCCCATCCCGGATGAGCTGGATCAAGTCCTTATCCGGAGAGACGATAGTCACGTCGTCCAAATTGTCGCGGAAGACCTCGGCATAACTCGCCAGGAGATCGTCGGCCTCGACCCCGTCAGACTCCACGACTGTGAAGCCGAAGGCGCGTGTGGCATCACGAACAAGATCCAACTGCTGCAACAACTCTTCTGGTTGAGGTTTCCGTTGGGCCTTGTAGTCCGGATAGATCGCAGTTCTCTTTGCCGACTTCCCCTTGTCGAAGACAACAGCAAAATGGCTCGCTGTCACAAAGTCACGCTTCAGACGCCACAGCATGTTGCAATATCCAAGCACGGCCCCCGTGGGCATCCCATCGCCACGCTGGATAGGTGGTAGCGCGTAGAAAGCGCGGTAAATGTATCCCGAAGCATCAATGATAACGGCGCTCATGGATTCCCCCAAATCGTAGCTGGCGCGTAGCTCGACCAGTCCTCGTGCGGCTGTGTTGCCGCGATTTGCTCGATGGCCGCGGCAGGCGATGACATAAGCTCGCGGTAAACCGCCTCGGCGAGTGCCCGGCAGAGCGGACTGCGATGGCTCGCATTGCCGCGCAAATCCATCGTCACTTCCTCGCCGTCTGGAAGCTCGATGAGGTCGATGTCGCCGCAGTCGGCGATGTAACTCCCGAAAATTTCTCCGATGCCGGCAAGCTCGACTCCGTATGCAAAAGTGCGTCGCATGTGCCTTCCTCCCCTAAGCCGCCGTCTCTTCTTTCTCGACAAGCTGCGTGCCGGGCATCGGCATCTTCGACTTGGCGCCCTTGTCGGCGAGCCTCTGGACAAGCGCCACGAGCTCGGGGTGGTTCTGCTCAACGAGGTAGAGCGCAGCTTCTTTGAGATTGACGATGACAGCCTGCATGACGGGCGCCGTCTTCACGCTGCGCCGATTGCCAACGGTGCCGGTTCCGAGCTTGATGTCTGGAGCCTTGACGGTCGGCCGCGGGGGCGGCGCGAGCGGCAGGTCGAAGCCAAGATCATCCTGCGGCGCATCTTCGCCCTTGGCGGCAGCCTCTTCCTCTGCCTTTTTGCGGGCAGCCTCGCGCTCTTCGCGCACCTTCTGCTGCTGCGCCTCCCATTCTCGCCGAGACTTTTCCTCCGCCTCCTTCCGAAGGCGTGCCGCCTCTGCCTTGCCCCAGGTTTGTGCCAGCCCTCGAAGATCCGCCGCCTGCCGCTCGGCGGGCTTGATGATGCCGCTCCACTTGGCGTTGATCTCGTCGATCTTCGCCCGCAGCGGCTCCGTTTCTTCGAGCCGCATTTTGTCCGCGGCCTTGGCCGACTTCGCTAGACGGTCACCCCAGTCTTGCGCCCGGTCAGCGTCATCTTTCGTGGTGACTGGGTTCTTGGCGTAAAAGGCTGACGACTCGCTGACCTCGCCAAGCAGTTCCTCACGCATCTTGATGTAGGCATCGACGTTGCCACTGTTGTGGCCGGCCCCGGGCTGTGCCTCGTCGGTCGCTTCGGGAAGAGGCGACCAAGATCCTGTCTCTTGCTTCGCAACATACCGATCGTAGCTGACGGGCTTCTTGGCGCAGGAGATCCAGATGCGACCTTGGTCGATTGGATCTTCAACATTTTCCGTCCCAACCAACATCAGGACCGAGCCGCCTTCGCGCCAAATGGCGACCTCATTGTCGGTGTAGTGGCGGTAGTATCCCGTCTGTGGGTCGGACTCTTTGATCGGCCCTAATTCACCGCGAAGTGCAGCGCGGTAGTAAGCCCATTCCTGATTACCATCAGCCATGACTATTATCCCGATCTAGATATCAGCTTTCTGATTAGACAGACGGTCTGCTGCGCCCGATCGCCCGATGGACATTCACCGCTCTTTTGGCGATAGGATCCAAGGCAGCGAGTATTTCAGCGGAACATGCCGAGCAGACGTAGTCGTGGATGTCGTGATAGAGCCCCGACCACTCGTCGATCTCGATGCCATTGAGCGCGATGCGACCGATGTCGAAATCGATTGCCCCCGTCTCGTCATGGAACGCGAGAGACACCTCAGCACTGGCTGCGGCGTCTATGAACGCACGATCCCCCGCAGCCGATCGGTATCGGAAGTCAAATTGCATTATTCCCCTCCCCGAGTCGCGTCCGATGGACCATCAATGAACGTGACGCGTTCATTTGTCAATAATGAACGTGTTGCGGCCTTAAGTGCGCCACATTGCCACGGGCAATAGTCGCGATGCGACCGCGTAGCGTAAGCTTGGCGGATGTTTGGCGTTCGGATTTGTGCGTGGGGGGGGATGTTTCCGATTCCTGTCGATGTAAAACAAGATGTTCTCTTGCCGGCCAGCCTCACCCTCCTCGTGACGGCTGCGGGCGCGCTGTTTGTTGGTGGTGGCGCTTTGAACGAGTGGATCGCGACCGCGTACATGCTCGTTGTCGCGATTTGCTCGGTTCGGTTCGGGATCTTGTCCGGGTTGGCGTGCGCCGCTCTATCTGTAGTGGCGCACGCAATCGTGCTCGCACCGCCCCGATGGGGGATTGCGCCCCCGCCGATCGAGGATCTGGTTCGCTATCTAACCATCGTTGCGGGCTCGGTCATTCTGGCCAGCCTAAACTCTAGAGGCGGCCAGATGGTGCGCGCTCATCGCTCACCCGCAGCGGCGCCGAACATCAAGCGAGCCGCAAACGATCAACACAAACGATTCTGGGTCGCGCCACAGCCAACAGGGGATTGGACGCGAGACACGGCTACAGGGGCGGAAATCGGCAGGCAGTACGTCGCCAGATGGCGCAATGTGGGGTCTGGACCGATCTTACCGTGGGTCGTGCGCGACATCGTCGAGGACGGGCGGTGGTCGGGAGTTGAAAGCGGGTTCTTTGGGGTTATCGGACGTCTGTCGCTATCACCACCCCGCGCCCCAACACCCCCGTCAGTGGGCGGTATCGGAGATGCCGCCGTCGATTATGGGCTCAATAACAATGCCAACGACGTCGACGCGCAGCGTCCGATCGTTCAGCTTGAGGGTGGAGTTGTCGACGCCAAACCTGTTCGTGACGAGAAGGTGAGGCGGTAGGTATTGCCGCAACAGGAGTGGCCCCGTCGATATGCGCAAAACCAGCGCGTCACCGGCCTTGCGGGCCGAGCACGCTTCGTTACTCTCGTCGACGAGCAGCCGATGACTCCGCCTTATGTCAGCGTCTGCAAGGACATCGGTAAGTACCCGATAAATCTTCAGCCCCCGCCTGCCTATCGCCGATGTGATCGCCAGCATGCCAAACGCCGGGATCTCCAGTGCAACGTCGTCTTCAAGGCCGCCGTCGCTCGCTATAAGATCCGCAACGTCGCACCGCAGTGCGGTCGCAATCGCTTGGAGCATATCAAGAGATATGCTGATCTCTCCTGTCTCGTACCGACGAATGGTGTTTTGCTCGACGCCAACCGCGTCGCCGAGCTGCTTTCTGCTCAATCCGGCCGCCCGCCGAAGCTCCAATATTCGATTCATGATGCAGCCCGAAATTCCACCAGTTGCTACACACCGCGCATCTAGCGCGGGAGTGCGATAGTAGGAAGGCGGATCTTGAACGTATATCGTTCAATCAATGTATAGCTGCGCGTCACGTTAATTCTGTTGACTGGCGTGTGCGTCGCACGTATATTTTGGGCCATGCGCATTCGAGAATGGCTAGACTCTATAGGAGCATCGCCGGCCTGGCTGGCGGAACAGATGCGCGTCACCGAAAGCACGGTGCGCCGCTGGATCAACGGCTCCATGCCTCCGAATCCGGAGAGGATCGCGAAAATCTACGAGCTGAGCGGGGGAAGGGTCACGCCCACGGACGTGCTCGATCGGCCGTCGCCGCGGATGCGGCCGGGCCGACCGCCCCGCTCTGGGTCGGTCAAGGCCGTCGTCTGATCTCGACGAGGACGGCCACGATGTCGGCCGCCCCACGAATGCCTTCTATCTCTTTCTGGCTCACGTATCGCCCAACGGACAGGTTGTGCAGCCCGCCCCTGCTTTGCCGACAAACAACCAGATCGCCCCGGATCGGCTGATTGTCGGCATTCACGGCGACGCCGATCGCGATATCGCCATCGCCGGCCCTAATCATGGGCATGTCCGACTGCACCAGAAACGCGCATTGATGCAATGGCTTGGCGTAATGCGACCTCGGGATGCGCTCCGCGACCCTCGGTTCGGTGCCGGTCTCATACCACGCGGATGATATGATCCCCACGACATCTATCCCGGATAAAGGGCTGACCTCCTCGAGGTAAGTCTCGATGATCGGAAGCTCTAGACCGCTCACTTTCCGGCTGCCGTTCAGCATCTTGGTGACTTTGGATCGATGACTCCCAAGCCGGTCTGCCAGCCCCGATTGCGACAGATGCGGCTTTCTCCGCAGAGCATCCTCCATCCACAGGGCGATCACGTCTCTATCCGGCTTGTCCATCGTTCTCGTCTCCACGCTTTACTGCTTACTGTCTCGGTCTAGCACCAACGCGCGCGGTGCGCATGTTTCGATTTTCGTACCTTGAGCGCCACGTAGGCTTGCCAAATACACAACGCTGCCTATCTGCATTGACATCACGTTTCGATTTTGGCAACAAGATGATGAGACTTCCGAATGCCGGGAGTCGGAGCTTCCTCCCTGGACTTGGGGCGCGCGCAGTTGCATGCGCCCCCATTTCCAGGCGCGTCAGGAAAATCAAAAGGGACCGTGGATATGGGCCTAGCGGACCGGCTATTCGGCCGCCGCGTTGGGCTGCGCTCTATGGGGGGGCGCGCGCCGGCGCCGACTGAAAACGCCGCAGCATCTTGCGCGCAGCTTCGGTCTGGCGCCGGCACGTCATATCAACGGGCCTGCCTCAAGAACCCGGGCTTGCGCCCGGAAAACAAGAGCATGGAAGCGTTCGAGGCATGGATCAGTGAGCCGATCAGCGATCCGGACTGGCTGGCAGAGATACGCCTGTCCATGATCGAGTTGAACGGCTGGTCGCAGTCCGATGCGCTGGAAGATGAACGGATCTCCGAAATCGAAACAACCGTTGCGCCCGTTCCTGCGCCACGCCAGTCGCCAAAACCATCGTCGTCGACCCGGTCGAACGGCGAGCGAGTCAGGTCGAAGATCGACGTCGATGCGGTGGCGGAGCGCTTTGTCGAGTGGGTCAGGATGGCGGATCGGTGCGGCACCTATTCCCACGAGGAGTTCGGCGAGTTGTGTAGCGAATTTTTCGAGGCGGAAGAGCTGGGGCCGATCTCTCCTAGCGTCTTCCGGCCAGCCCTCGAGAGGCTTTCAAACGACATTACCAAGACGCGCAGCGATCGACGATACCGCGGAAAAAAGGGGGCGTCTCGCAAGCGATCCTGGCGGTGGACGGTTCTCGACGCGGAAACCGAGGCGAACGATATCCCATGGCCAGAGCTGCCGAGCCGCAAGGTTGCGTAACGTGCCCCATCATCGACGATCGAGCCTGTTGGGGTGCGAAACGGTTCTTGCTGCGCGTCTTCGAGGCGATGCGCCCGCATCGTTTCCGATCAAGTAACACGATGTTTCCCATGGGAAACTTGAGAAAACCGTCGATCGACAGCGCTCCGTAACTCGGGAGCGTTCAGTAGCCGCTGCGTTGGGCAAAAAAAGCCCCGGCGAGACGAGCCGGGGCCTTTCTAAGCAGAGATCAGTAGCCCGCCGCCCAGCGGGACCAGCTTCCCCACCCATGAAGAAGCAGGAGACAGATATGTATCTATGTGATTTTCCACCCGAGAACAAGCGCGCCTTGCCCGCAATACCCGGTTTCCTCGGGAATATTGGAGGCGAGCTATGACCGACCAGATTGGGCACAATGGCGGGCCGACCTTCGACGACTTTGTGAACGAGAGCAAAGAGAACCTTCTCCTGACAATGAAGGAGGTAATCATGGAGGCGGTGCGTGACCCGCGATTGGATCGGCGCCATTTGCGTGTTCTCGCCGAAGTTATTGGTCACATAAACTCGTCAACCGGCACCGCTTATCCTGGGCACAAAACCATCGCCGCCGCCCTCCGGCGCTACAACATAGACGGCTACCCGGACCAGGGGTACACGGACCAAGGCATCAGGAACACGCTCTCCGAACTTGTTGCGTTGGGGTACCTCGTCGTAGCGAGGCGCGCCCCGGAAGGGGGAGGGAGGGCGCTCGCGCATTACGCCCTGCGAAAGCAAAGACAAGCCGAGCTACAGGATATCGTCACGCAGTGGATAATGTCCCAGCGCACTACTCCGCTGAGACCTCATCCCATTGCGCAGGCGCGCAGAAATCGCGTGCTTAATGTCACCTCTCCATCTGACATCATCCACCATCCTGATGTCATGCACCTATCTGACATCACCCACCCATCTGACGTCATGCACCCATCTGACGTCAGATGGGGATCTGACGTCAGATGCCAGCCTGACATCAAAACTATATCTAGTAGGCCGAACGATAGTGAAGACACAAATTTGGGTTCTGATGTCAGATCTCCATCTGACGTCACATCCCCAAGTGACGTCACTTCTGATGTCAGATCCCCAGTTGGCACAGTAACTAGTAAAGAAACTACTGTGAGAACTGATACTAGCGCGGACGCGAGCGAAGGCGGGCCAGCGCCTGCCAATTACCCGCCCCCTCTCGCTGGGGAGGCCCACATCGGGCACGGCGTCTATGCCAACGGCGAGACGATCCGACATGCGGCGTTTGCGATCTACGTCTCGGGCATCCGAATGCAGACGATCAACTCTGGGCTCACGGCGACCGAGGTTCGCGATTTCTGCGTTGCGCACGCAATGCAATGGGGTCTTGAGATCGAGAACGGGCAGCGCCCGGAAAAAGTCCTGCCATCCAAGATCGCCAACTTTCTCGCCCGGTCGATCATGGGCGACGTCAACCAACGTCGGGCACAGGCGGCCAGAGAAGCGCGGGATCGGCAGTCGGTCGCGTCGCGTCTCAGCGCGGGCGCGGCGGCCATCAACGGCAAGCCGGAGGAAGAAATCGAACGCACCAAGCGGATCCTTGCCGCGAAGCTGAGCGGGGGGGCGTGAGCCATGGCGACAATCGACGCAATCGCGAATTTCATTACGACCCTGCGGGTGCATTTCAACGTTCCGATCGCGCTGGGCGACCCTAACCGGGCGGCGAAGGAGGAAGCCTGGGTCGCGTCCATCGGGCAGACGATCCGGCCGTTCGGCGACGACGTCGTCAAGCGGGCTGCGGACAAGATCCTCAACACATGGACTGGGACGGACCGCAGGTTCCCCCTGCCGGGGACAATTCGGAAAATCTGCGACGACATCGCGGCTGAGGACAAGCGCCGCGAGCTTCCGCTCGACGGCGATAACTCGACACAGCCGGGATCGTGGCACCGGAAGCGGCTGGCGCTGGAACTGATCCGCGGCCCGATGGGGAGGCGGGCGGCCGCCGAGGGTTGGGTTACCGCCCTCTACGGCTGGATCGTCGAGCACGGGCGGATGCCGAGCGAGACGGCAAAGGCGTCGCTCAAGACGATCGAGCGGACCATCGACGGCGACTTGGCGTGGCCCACGGTCACGCGGACCGAGGTCGATCACTGCCGGGTGCAGGCGCAGGAAGCTGATCGGGCCTATGCCCACTGCCTGCGCGGAGGCTGGGCGTTCGCCCGGTCGATGGCTCAGATTGGCGAGAAGATCGCGGTCCATCGCGAGGTGTTGGCGGATCATGTTTCTGGTCGAATAGATCTCCTCGCCGGGATGCGGGTCGACCACGAGATCGATCGGCGCATCAAGGGACGGCAGAGCGATCGGGACCGCCTTGCCGCCGAAGCCAAGCGGGAGGTCGGCTGATGTCCGTTTGGGAAACCCCCGGCCTGGTCGAACTTCTGATCTCGGAATGGAAGTCCGGCAAGTCGGCCAGCCAGGTCGCGAACATCGCGAACTTGAAATTCGGGATCGCGCTGACGCGAAACGCGGTGATCTCCAGGCTGCACCGGATGAGGATCAATTCCGAGGGGCGCGTACCAAGGCGGGCGAAGACGTCGATCCCGACGAGGCGCTACAGCCAGGCAGCCACGCCGTCGCCGTCTTCGCCGTCTTCGCCGTCGTACCGGGCGGCGCCGCGGTCCGCTCCGATCCCGGTCGAGCCGTATGTCGATCGCTCCGGGAGGGACTTCGATCCGGCGAAGCTGGTCACGTTCGATCAGCTGGAAGACCGCCACTGCCGATGGCCGGTCGGGATGCCGGGGACGGAGACGTTTCGGTTTTGCGGCGAGGCGCGGGTTATTGGCCTCTCGTACTGCGAGGATTGCGCAAAAATCTCCCGCGCCCCGATGGACCGCCCTGGAATGCCCGTAGATCGCCCGAGGTTTGCGCAGGACGGGCAGAATGAAAAATTACGACCCGATGTAGCCAAAGATGAGGAAGGCGCTCAGCGGCCTTCTGAGAGGGAATTGGAGCGAACGGAATGATAGCCTCGTTGAGATGCTACTTTGTCGACGGCAATGGCGATCCGGAAGACTCCGAGATCATCTTCGCAAAATCGTCGATCGAAGCGAAGCGCCTATGGGCCAATGAGCACGGTGACGGAGACCGGTTCATCGCCGGCATCAGAGCGATGCGAAGGGCGCGATGGGACAAGCATGCACCAGGCCCGGTTCCCGGACTTGAACTCATCGATGAAGGCTGGTGGGTCGAGTGTCATGGCTGTGGCGTCAAGATCGACCATGGCGCTATTGGAACGAGCGATCCTTATACCGGTCACTATACTTATCTAGATTACGGGCTCGATCGGGAATATGGGCCTGATCTGACGCTGCCGATCTGCGATCCGTATGAGCCGAATCCCGGTTCAATCTTCTGCAACAAGGCATGCCACGATCGCGAGACGGCTGAGCGCAAACGCATGGTGCGGATGAAGGCGAAGGCTATCGCCATTGTTCGTGCTGAGGTGATGCGCAGGTTCCCCGGCGCTGAGATCATAGGCAATGAGACCGCGCTTTGGGGGCAGCACGTCTATGTCGCGCGGGACAGAAGTTGTGGGGCACTCCTGATCAGTGATGTCCGCATTGGGTTCATTCTGCCTGGCATGAAATACGGCGCGTCCCTCGTCGTTCGGGACGAGAAATGGCGACAGAGCTACATCGTCAATGGCCGCCCCTGGGAGTCTCGTGACGGATACCATCTGCAAACAACGCAAAACCGGGCTCCGCTATCCACGCGAAAGCGAGAGGTCGATGTGTGGGTCGCAAACGGGGATAGCGACGTGTTCGATGCGTGGAAATCCGCCGTGGCCATTCATGCCATTCACGAAGCAACGGGGACTTAGGAAATGGAAAACGATCGCATTGCACAGCCTCACACAAAGCCGGGACAGATCCGCGCGTTGCTCATGCAGCAGATCATCGGCGCCGTGGCGAAGGCCAGCCATATCGAAAAATCAATCCTGCTCGGGGAAGGCAAGTCGCAAGACGTCGTTTCCGCCAGGTTCGTAGTGATGAGGATCGCGAAGCGCGAGGGGCTGGGGCATGTTCGGATCGGGCGCGCGCTGGGCGGACGAGATCATTCGACGGTGACGTCGGGTCTCAGAGCCGCAGAGAAATTGATTCAGCAGGGCGGCGTTCGCGGGACGTACATGGCTCGTATGGAAGAGGTCGCCACAGCAATCCTCGCTGGCGTGGGGGGAGACAGGGTGCCCGCTCCGCCTCCGCCTCCATCTCCGTCTCCATCTCCGTCTCCATCTACAGCTCGCGCATCGAAGTCGGCGCCCAAATCAATCCACGGCTCGATCAACGCGTCCGGCGAAATCATCATCAATCCTTGAGGCCGAGCGCAACATGCGATCCATTCGACGTCAGCCTTCATCCAGGACCGTGCCTGTTGTCAGCAAATCCGGAGGGCGGGTCGCCCGCCCACGGACGGAGGATGCTCCGGGGGCAAGCTCCGATGGGGGCACACCTGCGTTCAACGCCGCATCCCGTGTCCGCTCGAACCAGGACGAGGCCACTTTCAAGCGCATGACACGTCAGCAGCAGATCGAGGCCGCAATCAAGGCCCACGTCGAGTGGATCAAGAAACAGAACAGCACGGACGCGATCGAGAGATTGTCGGAGGTAGAGTTCTGGCGATACGTGCTCGATGAATCACTGCGCAACGCGCAACTGATCGACGAGGGTTCTGATCCCAGGATCGTTCTCAGGTCTGTCTCCGTTCGTGATTTGCGGGCGGCTTGGGCCGCGTGCCGGAAGCTCGCGCCGCAATCAACCGCCGTCGCCACGCAACCGAAGATGCCGAATAGAGATCCGTGGTGGACGTTCATCAAGGATCTGCGGCTGACGTCGCGTTAGCGACGCGACCAGGGCTCTGGCCTGCCCGCAATGCTGGTGCCGAACGGCAACGCGGCCTTGCGGGATCTCATAATTAAGCTTACCTCTCTTGTTCCCAAAATCGAAACAATACATATCTAGCGCTACGAATCGTTTCGATTAATGGCCACAGCGGCCAGTGGTGCGTTCGCGTGCAAGCGTAATGCTGCCCATCAGGGACCAAACCAACATGGCTATGAAGAATTGGCTGATCGGCGGTGGTATCGCCGCCGCCGCCGCGATTGGCGGATACGCCTACATGCCCGCGGCGAAGGCCGCCGACCTCGGGGGGGATTGCTGCGCGGACCTCGAAGAGCGCGTGGCAGAGCTCGAGGCGACCGTCGCCAGGAAGGGCAATCGCAAGGTCAGGCTGACGATCTCCGGCGAGGTCAGCAAAGCAATTTTGTGGAACGATCTAAGCGGTTTGCCCGGTGACGGCAAGGGGCGCATCATCGACAACCCCAACAGCGGCACCAAGCTTCGCTTCTCAGGGGAGGCGACGATCAGTCCGACAATGAAGGCCGGGTTCATGATCGAGCTGGGCATCGACGAAACTGCGGGCGGCCTGCTCGGCGCCGGCAGCATGGTTAACGACATGACCGTACGCCACTCGGTGGCGTGGTTGGATTCTTCCGTCGGCCGCGTCAGCATTGGCCGGACATCGACGGCGACGGACGGGATCGCTGAGATTGATCTCTCTAACACCAACATCGCGTCCCTGCCGCTCTCGGCCGAGCCGATGTGGACCTATTCCGGCCTCCCCGGAATTGGGCTCGGAATCGTCAATCCCGTTGGCTTCGACGGCGGACGAGCGGAAGTCCTTCGGTACGACACGCCAGAGCTTGCCGGCTTCAAGGGGTCGGCGTCTTGGGGCGGCGGTCAGACAGCGTCAGGGGACGATCTCTATGACGTTGCGTTGCGCTACGCTGGCGAGTTCGGTGGCGTGCGGCTCGCTGCTGGGCTTGGCTACCGCGTCGAGAATCTCGACGGGTTCGGCATGAGCGACATGAAGACTCTGACCGGGTCCATCTCGATGCTGCATGTCGCAACTGGCGTGTTCCTCAATGTCGCCGGCGGCCACCAGGATGATCACCCTCTCTGGGGCGATATTCAGATGTGGCATCTCCGTGGCGGCCTGTCTCGCAACTTCTTCGGCATGGGAAACACGGCGGTCTATGCCGAGTACGCGGACCATCAGTTGAAGACGGCGAACGTCGACTCTGACTTCTGGGGGCTCGGCATCGTGCAGAGCATCGACGCTGCGGCTCTCGATGCGTTCGTTTCGTATCGGTCATACGACATCGGCGGCGGCCTGGACGCATCCGTTGGAATGGCTGGCGTAAGGATTAAGTTCTGAGATGGACAGCAACGAAATCTCCAAAGCCGACATCGTCATTCTGGTTGCCTCCATCGTTGGCCTTGTCGGGGTGGCGATGCTGCTTCCAGGCGGATGGTAAGTCGACGAGTTTAACTCTCTCCAGTTTTTCTCGGCACTCGGCCGCCTCGGGATCACGCTCCCGAGGCGGCCACATTGGCAATAGGCCGTTCCGACTTGAGATCTCACGCCGAGATCTCAATTCAGAGGGGCGAATTGCAACGGTGGTGGTATGCTCTCCAAATCAAAGCAAATACAAGAGTTGATTAGGGATGGAACACTTTCAAACCGAGACATCGCGACCGTCGTCGACTGTCACCCGTCGTATGTCAGGGTGGTCCGGCAAAGGTGGTTTACCCAGCGAGATCGAGAGTTAGAGAGATACCGGCGGCGGCACCACGAATTGTGGGCGTCGGATCCTCGTTACAGGGAGAGGATCAGGGCCAGGTCGCGCGCATGGAAAGCATCGCATAAGGCGGACCGCCGGGATGCCGCCAATAAATCCGCTATGGAGATTACGAATGCCGGAGCATGATCCATCGATCATCTATTCCAAGCTGGCCGATCTTTACCAGGAGGCGCGGCGTGTCCATGAGGCATCCGGCGATGCGCTCGTTGAAATTATCAACGCACTGTCCAGAAAGGCCGATGCTGACGCGGCATTTCTCTCCGCATTCAGACATCTGGTGCCTCAGCCCGTGGCAGCCCATGACCGCCAATCTGACAATCAATCTGGCCACCAGATAGACCACGGGGCACCCCGTGCCACACCACCGCCAGTGCCTCGGCAATTCGTTGGCGTTCCTCCGCCCGGGGCAATGGAAGATGACGATGGCAGGGCATTCGAGCAGAGGCTGGATCATTATCGACAGCGGTTCGGGGGTGGTGTGTGACCGTCCGCATCATCAACGCCGATGAAGCGCGCCACCTGCTTGCTTACGATCCTCTTACTGGCGAGCTCCGTTGGCGCAAAAGCCGTGGCCGAGTGTCGGCAGGCCAGATTGCTGGCAGTCTGGCTAGTAACGGCTACTGGGACATTTTCGTCCTTCACCGCCGCTATCGCGGTCACAGGCTCGCGTGGTTGATCACCTATGGTGTTTGGCCCGAGTACACCATCGATCACAAGAATGGGAACCGGTCGGATAACCGAATCGACAATTTGAGAGAAGCAACCATCACGCAGAACCACGCCAATCAGCCACCGCGCAAGTCGAGTAGATCTGGCGTGCGGGGCGTGCACTTCAGTCAGAGAGAACAACGGTGGATAGCCAAAATCACGGTCTCTGGTCGAACGAAGCACGTCGGGCAGTTCAAAACGAGAGACGCCGCGGCCAAAGCTTACGCCCAGGCGGCCCGTGTTGCTTTCGGTGAGTTCGCGAGGGAAGAGTTATGACCGTAAGAATTATTCAAGCCGACGTTATGGACGGTCTGCGCCAGTTGCCCAGCGAGTCGGTGCATTGCGTCGTGACGAGCCCGCCGTACTGGGGTCTGCGCGATTATGGCGTTGAAGGCCAGATTGGCAGTGAACCAACTCTGCTTGAGCATATCGATCGGCTTGTTGCGGTGTTTGGCGAGATCCGCCGTGTTCTGCGCGCGGATGGCACACTCTGGCTCAATTACGGCGATGCCTACGCAGGATCATGGGGCGCGCAATCGCGCGGAGAAACGCCCGGTCCAGCATCGAAGCTCAGTGGTAGACAAGTTTACGCGGCGCCAAGGGGAATTAACACGGGAAGTCTTAAGCGGACACCGGGTTTGAAACCGAAAGACCTGATGGGCCTGCCATGGCGTCTCGCGTTCGCGCTTCAGGATGACGGCTGGTGGTTGCGGTCTGACATCATCTGGTCAAAGCCGAATCCAATGCCGGAAAGCATTCGCGATCGACCCACGAAATCACACGAGTACGTGTTCCTGATGACAAAGTCGGAGCGCTACTTCTACGACGCCGATGCTGTCCGTGAGATGCGCTCAGGCAACGAAGACGCCATGGGTTTTCGTGGCGGATCCTATGTCGGTGGCACACCTGGGCCACGCACCCAAATAGGCAACAAGCGCGTCGGTAAGAATGAGACCATAAAATTGCCCGAGCGCCGGCGAGGCCACGAGAGGAAACATCAAGGGTTCAACGAGCGATGGGATTCCATGGGAAGGGCAGAGCAAATGGCAAATGGGCGCAACCGGCGCTCAGTTTGGACGATTGCCACAGCCCCATTTGCTGAAGCCCACTTCGCAACGTTTCCACCGGAGCTACCAGAAATCTGTATCAAGGCCGGTTGTCCGAAGGGAGGGATGGTTCTCGATCCCTTTGGCGGGTCAGGAACGACGGCCCTTGTAGCTGATCGGCTGCAGAGGAATGCGATCCTTATCGAGCTGAACCCTGAATACGCAGCTATGGCCGAGCGACGGCTTGGCAGGGATCGCGGTGGTCTGCTGGACGTGATGGAGCATGCAGAGTGATCGATCTGCGCCAGGAAGATCTCTTCAGTGAAGACTGTCGCTTTCCGAACTGGCCGTTCGGTGACCTTGAGCCTGGTGCATATTCGCTCGCGATGATCGATCCCGCATGGCGCTTTCGAACATTCTCTGAGAAAGGATGTGGGAAGTCACCGCAAGCCAAGTATCGAACCATGACGATGGACGAGATCGCGGCATTGCCGGTGAAAGATCTCGCCCACAAGGACGGCATGCTTTTGTGGATGTGGTGCACCGCACCGGGGATCCAGCAGCAGATCAGAATACTGGAGGATTGGGGCTTCAAATTCGTCACGAGTGGCGCATGGGTGAAGACGACGAAGAATGGGAAAGTCGGCTTCGGTACTGGCTATGTGCTGCGAGGGGCCCACGAGCTGTTTCTGATCGGAAAGATTGGCCGGATCCGAACGCAGTCGAAATCCGTGCGATCAGCAATCCTGGCGAGGGCAAGAGAGCACTCTCGGAAGCCCGATGAAGCCTATGAGATGGCACGCCAACTCATTCCGTTCGGACGGGCTGCCGATGTGTTCTCGCGCGAAACACGGCCCACATGGGAGTCGTTCGGGGATCAGGCAGGTATGTTCGATGAGGCTTCAGCATGAGCGCTCGCCTCGGCAAATCGTTTTGCATAGGCAAAGACGGAAAGATTGTTCGCGGCAAGCGGAAGCAGTCCGTTTCCGAGAAGATCAGGCAACGCAATTCAAAACGCGTGCGCGTCGTAAGGCGAGGGAAAAAGGGGTGAGAGATCAATCCGACTACGCGGCCTTAGTGCCCGACAGAGACGAGCGAGAGGAAGCCGCGCGATTGTTCGTAATCGCAGAAGCGGCGCGCGAAGAATACTGGAAGGTACAGATCTCAAGCAAAGATCTGACGAATGATCAGCGCAGTGAGATGGAGGCTCTAAGCGAAGAATACAGGCGTCGCCAGGATGAAACCAGAAAATGGTACGACGGCGAGCGGGAAAAGATTCTTGTCGAAGACCCGCGACTCGGTAAGCTGATCATGGCAAGCGAGATCGCATGCCGCGCTTATGACGAGGCTCCAGGCGGCGCGATCGTCGACAATGGGGACGGAGATGCCGCGCGATGCGCGATATCGGGCGTCCCACTTTACGATGACGATGTCGTCCTCGAGATCAACGGTAAACAGCTTCTGGCCAGCTTGCTGTTGCCCGACGATGTGATCGAACATCTCGCCGTCGATGAAGAAGAGACGGACGACGACGAGGAAGGCGAAGCCGAGGAGGCCGTCGCTTAATCCGTGGCAACCCCTGCCGAAATCATCGCGCGATGGGATGCTCGCTTGAAGCGGGAAGCCGCAGAGAAGCGAGCAAAGGAGCGTGCGGCCGGGGGCGCCAATGACAATGAGCCAAGGGCGCCGGATGGCTACATCGACACGGGGGACGGGCGCCCCATGGCTTACTGGCTGCCGCAGGATGCCAAACCGCGAGACACGGCGTAGCGTCGGCATTCCGCGGAGCACCAAGCAAACTAACGAGACGGTAGCGGCCGATAGGCCGGGGGATATCAATGCAAGCCTCAACCCAAGCACAACTTCGCCAATTCATCGAGCAGCTGGAGCGGATCGAAGAGGAGCGACAAGCCCTCAGCGCCGATTTTCGGGACAAGCTGCTTGAGGCGAAGGCGGAAGGGTTCGATCCCAAGATCATCCGAAAGGTTCTCGGATTGCGTCGCAAGTCAAAGACCGAGCGCGATGAAGAGGAGGCGGTTCTCGCCACCTATCTCCACGCGCTCCGCATGGGCGACGACACGCCGCTCGGCAAAGTCTGGGCCGAGGGAGAGGGAGCGCTCGCCTAGCGTCTCCCCTTGTTGGGGACTTAGGAGATCGGGCGGAAACGACGTTCAGCAAGATCCGCCAAGGGAACGCCGCCTTCCACTCTAGGGCGCAGGCGTGACAGCCGGAGAGACGGTCTCGCAAAAATGCAGAGAGATCCAGGAACACCGGGGGCGTCTCCCGGTGCGCTTTCGCACGTCCGCCGCCAGAAAACCGAAACATATTTTGCCTGGCACCTATTGATGTTGCCAAAATCGAAACAACATGAGAGAGTCGTATCGTGCGGTCCCTGCCATCCGTGAAACAGAGCATGAAACACGGGCGTGAAACATGGGCCAGGCAAGTCGTGCGGTCCCTGCCATCCGTGAAACAGGGGCCGACATCTCGATGGGATCAGGAACATATGCCTAAACCACTTGGAAGCCCCGACCTTCATGTCGAGGAGCATGCCACACCTGCAAAAAGACGCTTCCGCATGTCGCCGAGGAAGCGTTCCGACCGCAGCAAGAAATCATGGCGGGCGCGCAAGAAGCAGGATGCGGCGCTTGGTCGTGGCGGAGCCCCAGCACCGAAGAAAATATCGCGAGAAGTGGTCGGGTATGCTCGCATCATCGCGGCCACGACGCCGGAGAAGTCGTCGGCGGTTATCGCGACCGAACTCGGGATCTCTGCCGCGGCAGTACGGGCGGTCTGGCGCAGGAAAGGCATGCCTCGTCGTCCTGCCGGAAAGCGTCCTCTAATCTGCGCAAGCAGTTGAGGCTCGCTGTGAACCATCATTGGTACAGGATCGAGGATCTTCCTGCCGGCCGTGTGCGCGTTCGCGTGCGCTGGCCGGGATACGTCGTCGATGCCGTCGGCGACGTCGACAAGAAGGGGCGCCGGCATTGGCATGAGATCCGCGGCCGCGAATTGAAGCCGCTGCGCGCCAGGGTCGAGGCGTGGCAGCCTTGCGATGCGACGCAGTGGCGATGGCAGAATGGCATCGAGCCCGAGCCCATCCGCGTCGAAGTCCGGCCGAGAATTGGAAGCATCGGCGGCATGTCGTTCGATGCGGCCAACGCGGCCGCCGAGATGGAAGAATGGCGTGAGGCAGCCCGTGCCGACTATTCGCGTGATGACGGGGCATGGGACGACGCGTGGGATGACATGACACCAAGTGCCCACACGGGGCACGGGGTGCCCACCGTTGGGCACGGGGTGCCCACCGTTGGGCACGGGGTGCCCACCGTTGGGCACGGGGTGCCCACCGTTGGGCACGGGGTGCCCACCGTTGGGCACGGGGTGCCCACCGTTGGGCACGGGGTGCCCACTGTTGGGCACGGGGTGCCCACGCATAAACACGGGGTTGGGCACGGGGTGCCCACGCATGGAACGGGAGGGGCACGGGGTGCCATCGTCCAATGGTGGCGCGACGTGACGCGGGTTGTTTACGAGCCGATGGGTGCCGTATCCCGCGAGCACGGCGAGGCGCGCATCATGCGGCACCTCATTCTTGAGCGCAGCCTACCGACGGACATCCGAAGGCAGCGGAGCAATGCGGCGGTTCTCGCCGACCTCAAGCTGACATGGGTTGATGTCTACGGCGAGCAGTCACGGGGGGATGACTGGGTGCCGCCACTCGTCCCGACGCCGCATGACTGGGCGGATTTTGATGTGGTCATGGGATGGTTCTCGGAAGTGGCGCCCCGAGACCGGGAAATGGTTGTGCTGCGCGCCAGGATGCTGTCGCCGCCTCGCACGTGGCTGGCTATCGGCAACGAGATCAATCGGTCATGGCAGCGGGCACAACAGATCTACAGAGAGACGATTTGCAGTTTGGTTGCTGCCGGCAATCGACCGCGGCTTCGGGCTGAAGAGCGTATCGTCGAAGTACGGAACAGAAACAAGCTGGCAAAGCTAAGGGGGGTGTGAGCGCATGCGCCGCGATCTTGATCGCATCGTGTCCTACTTTGATGGGCAGCCAAAGCGCGACCGAGGGTTCCGCGAGGCCGAGAGGGACCTGGGGTACGTCGCAGTTTGTTTGATCGGCCCAGCACAGCCCGTGCGGTTTCAGAAGGCCAATACACTTCATTGGCCGGTTCGCTTGCGCACCGCTACGGACCCTGCGCGCGCTCCATCAAAAACTGTTTCTGAGCATTGGGAGGGATCCAAAGACCAACCGTTCGTGACGCTCTTGGAGCACGTCTGGACGATGTCGGATGCACATGCGTCGCGTCTCAAGAGTGCCCTTTACGCCAGGCTCGTCGGCAGCGATCCAGAATTGCGCCTACTGAACAATACATGGGTCGATCTTCCCGAGTGGCGGGAAGTGTGGGGGGAGATGCTGAACGAGGCCATTCGCGATCTTCGCGCTGGTGGTGAAGTGGTCGAGGCATTCTCAAGCGAGATGAGAAACCAGCGCATTATGCGCCATGCCCAGAGGAGGCTGAGAAGGTGACGAGGGTTCAGCGAAAAGTATTGATCTTTGTTCAGGAGCGGCAGTCCGCAGGCCATCAAGTGTCCTACGGTGAGATCCAGAAGTTCCTGGGTCTGGCCAGCAAAAGCGGAATTAGCACGATTCTGGCGGCGCTCCAAGAGCAGGACTACCTCACATTCGTACCGGCGAGGAGCAGGAGCATTGTCGTCACCAGGCGAATTAAGCCTCTATTCGAGTATTTCATGTTCGACGATGAGACAAAGAGCTTGCGGCCGCTCAGTGAGGGGAGGGGGGGCGCATGCTGACTCCGCATTCGGTCGAATCGATCCTATCCGAAGATCGCCTCCTCGCGAAATATCACATCGCCGAGGCAACAGAGATTGTGATCGGAGACGCTGTTGTAGTCGTGCTGAAGAACAGCGAGGGAGTTGTAGGCATTGGCAACGTCGTTCGCGGCAACAAGTTCACACGGGAAGCGGCCAGGTCAAAGTGCATTGAGCACGCACTGGATCGCATCAGGTATCTGCTGATTAAACGATCGGAGCGAGATCTCGAGAAGCAAAGGCGGAGCATACCGTGAGGCAGAAACACGATGTTTGTTGCGAATTAACAGCCGACGAGGTCCGGCATCTGCGGGATCTTGTGCGGCGCGCGTATATAGAGGGGTTTTCCGAGGGAATGCGGGAACATACATCCAGACGCGGCGGCAAAACTTGGCAGGAAAGCTCAACCGCGGCCGTTCTCGCGAACCTGGAGAAAAGGCATTCAGGCTAGAGGCATACGGACAACGGCAATCTATCACTCAAGATGACGCCAAGGGCAAAGCATTAACGTCTTCCCCGCCCTAAAGGACGGGGATTTCCACGGCTGGAGGGCGACGTTCCGCCCCGACCCTAAGAATGTTCCGAGCAGCATTCACGTCGCGATCATGCGAGCAACCGCAGCCAGAGCAAACCCAGTGTCTTACTCCGAGCGCGCCCATACCTTTCGGACTACTGTCGGGAATGGTCCCGCAGTTCGAGCACGTTCGGGACGTCCATCGTTCGTCGGCTTCGATAAAACGTGCTCGGTGCCTTCTGGCCTTGTATTCGAGCATGTTCCGGAACATCGACCAACTCGCGTCGAGCACGGATTTAGCCATCCGAGTCTTTGCGAGTTTGGCCGCGTTCACATTGCCGACGACGATGAGTGCGTTTTCGCGAGCGATCTTCGTGCTCGCTTCGTGAAGGTGATGGCGCCGAGCATTGGCGATCTTGGCGTGGATCGAGCGGACACGGCGTTTGTTCTTGGCGCGCTGAGCAACGGCAAGTTGGGCCTCATAACGGCGATAGTGGCGAAGCGCGGGGACGTCGGTTCCATCGGTGCAGACGGCAAGCGTTTTGAGTCCGAGGTCAATGCCGATCTCGCCCGTGCCGGTCGGCAAATCATCCGCGACGTCGCACTGAAAACAGACATACCAGCGCCCGCGCGCATCCTCGACGAACGCCCCGGCTTTGATCACGCCGCCGATTTCGCGGGATTTCCAGAAACGGAAGTTGCGCTTAAGATAACGGACGCAATCCCCGTCGACTTTTATGGCGCGCGGGATAAACGGAACCCATCCGAGCGACCGCTTCGGGCCGCCGCTTGCGCGCCAGCGCAGATGCCCTCGGTTGGCATCACGCTTCGCAGCGTACTCCCGGCAGATGGTCTGGACGGTGTCGGAATGCAGACCGAGATCAGCGCCGCTTCCGGTGCAAAGTTTGATCAGGTCGAATGCGCTCGGCCATCGAGAAGCGCGCCCGGCCTTCCATCTCGTTTCAGCCTCGCGCTGGATCTGGTTGCAGTAGTTCCAGACTTGGTTGGATGCCCACGCATATCGACGAAGCCAACGCTTCGTCGATGCGTCCTTGACCCGGTATTTGTAGGTGAGCATCATGGCCTCAATTCTATCTGGTCTGAGGGCATCATGCAACCATATCGAACCGGCAGACATTGTGTTTTTGCGCTTCATGTGCATCTGGTCTTCGTCACGAAATACCGCCGCGACGTGCTGAGCGATCTGGCCATCCGAGACCTTCGGGAAATCTTCGCGAAGGTCTGCCGGGACTTTGAGGCCAAGTTAATCGAGTGCGACGGCGAGGACGACCACGTGCACCTCCTGGTCGAGTATCCGCCCAAGGTCTCCATCTCCAAACTGGTCAACAGCCTCAAAGGTGCGTCGAGTTATCGTCTGCGCCGCATGCGGCCGGAGATTAGTGGGAGGTACGTCAAGGGCGTCCTTTGGAGCGCCAGCTACTTCGCGGCATCGTGCGGCGGCGCCCCGATCTCGATCATCCGCCAGTACGTGGAACAGCAGAGAGCAAGCGGCACGGGCGGGGGCCTGCCTCCTCCCCGGCCTAAACGCCGGGGTATCCGGCAGGAGAACTCTTGATGAAGAAGGCAGCATATACGCCAGGGCCATGGCGCCTGGATTCGGGTTGCGAATCCGCCCCCGGTTACATCGGCATCTCATCGCCAGATGGCCCTCGCAGGCATTACGGCCTTGCCCAAGTCGTCGTCGAGATTGAATGCGAAGCGTATCCGGAAGGCGAGGCAAATGCGTCTCTCGTGGCTGCCGCGCCTGAGCTTCTAGAAGCGCTTCGCGGATGCCTAGCATATAGGAATTGGCAGCTTGCGAAGGGCGGCGAAGTTCCTGACGAATTACGAGACGTCTGGAAAAATGCAGAGACCGCTCTCGCCAAGGCAAGGGGAGGGGAGATTGAGAGATCTTAATAAACTAGATGCTTATCGTATGCGCGGCCCAGAAATTGTTCGCCACTACGGGTGGGTCGGCGACGACACGTGCGGAGCGTTCGAGATTCCGTCGCCGATCGATGGAGGCAAACTGAGGATAATTGCGTCCGTTGGCGCAGGATGGGAGCACGTAAGCGTATCCAGGAAGAACCGGTGCCCGAACTGGCCGGAAATGTCGGCAATCAAAAATCTATTCTTCGGTCCTGACGCGACCGTAATGCAGTTGCACGTCCCGTCGCGGGACCACATCAACGACCACCCGAATTGCTTGCATTTGTGGCGACCGACAAGATCCGATATTCCGAGACCGCCGTGCTGGATGGTCGGCGGGATCGGCAAGATTGATGCAAATCTGGAAAGCCGGGAAAATACGGGAGGTTAACGGAGATATGCTTGGATTTTGGAGATCAATAGATACCGCTCCGGAAGACACATTCGTCCTCCTCGCGACATCTAAAAATGTCGTTGGCGAAGCGATTATGCTGATCGATGAGGACACGGGGCAGCAGCGGTGGACGTGGGCCAACGGCCCGGTGCATCCGAATCACGAGCCATACGGCTGGATGCCGATCCCCGATCCACCAAAAAAACCCGTTCCCTCGGACTTGCGGCCGGACGGATTCGATGGACCAACAGGAGCCGAATAACATGAGCATTATCAACATTTCCCGCCAATCCAGCATCGACGAGATCGTGGCTGAGATGGATCGCCGCGGCATGGCCATCGAACGCCTGGAGGCTCGCCTCGCTTACATCGATGGTATTTACAAAGGCGCAATCGACAATCTCAAGCATAACCAGCGCCAGTTGGATATGGACGGATGCGAAGTGGGCGTTTCGCGGCAGGCGCTGGAAGAGGTTCTAATCGGATTAGAAGCAGCTCTTTCGGAGCAGGGGGGGGCGGGGTGACGGTCGATGGCGTGGCTCCACATTCCTCCGCATCTCAAGCCGGAGACCTCCTTGGGCTCTCCCTATGCTCGGGCGTCGGAGGTCTCGACCTCGGGCTGCACATCGCCGAGCCTCGCTATCGCACTGTGTGTTACGTCGAGCGGGAAGCCTTCGCTGCGGCCACTCTCGTGGCCAGGATGGCGGATCAGGCCCTGGGTCAAGCTCCTATCTGGGACGACATCAAAACCTTCGATGGCCGACGCTGGCGTGGATGCGTGGATATCCTCACTGCGGGCTTCCCGTGCCAGCCGTTCTCGACCGCAGGCAAGCGGCTTGGCGCGCGCGACGAGCGCCACCTCTGGCCGCACGTCCGGCGGATCATCGTCCAGGTCCGGCCGCAGTGGGTATTCCTCGAGAACGTCGGCGGACATCTCAGCCTCGGCTTCGACGTCGTCCACAGAGAGCTATCGCGCCTTGGTTTCGAGATTGCGGCGCGATTACAGAGCGCGGCAGAAACGGGCGCGAGCCACGAGCGCGAGCGGATCTTTATCTTGGCCCACGCCGTCGGCGGCACTGACGAACGACGACGAGTCGCCGGAAACCTTCAGGGCGCGCCAGGTCGCGCTGAAGGCGATGGGCATCAACGGCAATGGTGCAGGGATGCCGTTGACGATTGCGGCGAAGGTTGCGGATGCGGAATGGGCTTTGGAAGCGACCGCGAAAAGAGATTGGCCGACACCGGCATCGAGGGATTGGCGGGCGCCGAACAGCCAGGACAGTCAGGACCGGAGAAACGCGGGTTCGGAGCGCGGTCAACAACTGCCGAACTTCGTCGAGCACCTCTGGAAGGCGCCACGAACCGTTCGCGGCGGATATACCCGCGATCCGGGAACGAAAGCCAAGCGGTTGACGATAGAGGGCCAGGCGGAGGCTTTCGACTGCCCCTCTATCCGCCCGGACCCGGAGAGCGCGAGCGATGGGCCAAAATCATCGATAACGAGCCCCTCCTCGCTCCGGCTCTCCCCCGAGTTCGTCGAGTGGCTGATGGGCTGGCCGCGGTGTTGGACGATCCCGACGCCTGGATCGCTGCAGCTCGAGCCGACCGGCTGCGAGCCACCGGCAATGGCGTGGTCCCGCTGGCTGCAGCGGCAGCGTACCGCGCTCTCCGAGCTGAGCTGGAATTACGAGCCCGCGCCAGAGGCAACCCCTGAGATGCGCCAGATGGAGCTACTATAATGCTCGCTGCCGAACGCAAGATCCGCGACGCGATAACGAGTGAGATATCTCGGTACATTCCTCTCGGCGTGACGCTATCATGGCGCACGTCGGATCGCGCAGGCGAAGCGGTTCTTGCGCTGGGCGAGGCTGTCGAGCGTGTTTATTTCAGTCGCTCTGCGTCGAAGCATGACGTCGCTGGGGTTGTTGGTCGCGTGCGGCGGGCGCTTCGCAAGATCGGGGCGGACAAGGCCGAGGCGGAATCCATGCTGCAATCATCCGAGACGATTGATTTGTTCCCGGATCTTGCGGAGCAACCGCCGACTACCAGGGGATCGAGATCCGCTCGCCTCACGAACGTCGACTGTGCGAAGGCGACGCTGCTGCTGATGCGTCATGGGCAAATCAAAACGGGCCGGTACGTCTATGCCAAGGGATGGTCCGACGAGCGGATCAGAGTGGCGACAAAGCCGAACGCGAGTTTGGCGTCTATTGTGAGGATCCGGCGGGCGCTGGCAACGATCGACCGCGACCTCGATGGGTCGGTGGGAGCGGCTGTTAGGGCGGCGTAGGCATGTCGCGCTGGCAGAAACAAAAAAAGGCCGCTCACGGTTTCCCGTGGCGGCCCTAATGCTTACGCGACTACGGTCTTGCAGCGCCCTTCGACCATCCGGCTCCCCGGCATCTGAGCAGTGTCCTCCCAAAGGCGAAGCCATTTTGAGACCGTGCCTTTTGAGCCCACCTGCCAGCGCGCCCTAAGCCACTCCTGAGACGGCGGGCTGTGTCCCGCCTTCAGAAGCTGCCGCAGGTCGGCGAGTGCTTCCTCTCTCGTCTTCGGACGGCATTCGCCGCCGGATGGCGGGCTGTCGTCTTCCACGATCTTTGCTGAGGGCGGTGGCGGAAGGTTTGGAAGCTCCCGCTCTGTGACTGTTACTTCGTTGGCGTAAATCACGGATCCGAATGTGGCGAGATACACCACGCCGAGTCCCATGATCCACGCCCACCACATGGACATCGCTTCCTCCGAAGCCGTCTTGGCTTCGACGGGCGGCGTCATGCTTGAGAGTTGTTCCCGCAGATGCGCGACTTCGGGTTCAAGCTCGAGCTTGCGTGCGGCGGCGCCACGCTCCTTGTAAAGCGTGAGGATTGGCCCGCAGAGTTTTTTTGTGTCCTCGCGACTGATGTCACTGCATTGGGCCGATCGACGCCACACAACCATGTCGATCTGGGCCGAGGCAATCTCGGCCTGGATCACGGATACTGGACGCGTCTCGCCAAGCGATTGCATTTCGGCGACGACTTTGTCGTGCGCAGCCTTCGCTCTACTGTACGATTGACTGGCCGCTGTCTCTCTACCGCCCTTGGCTCGTTGCGCATCGAGAACATGAGAAGCAAGGGCCGTGATCGAGATCGAGACGAGTAGTGCGGCTGCGAAGCCCGCTACGATACGCTGACTGATGGGGCGCCCTGGGGAGAGCGCGACCCAGGCCGCTCTGGCCTGGGCGAGTGAGATCGCGATGGCGGCCAGCACTAGGACGGACCCCGCAAGCGAGACCGTGTGCCCCTGGATGTGTACCGCGAAGCGATCGAGGAACGCACCAAGCCCGTAGGCTCGGAGCGCGTTTGAGGCGGATTCGGCCGCGATCCCGAGGGATAGCGCGATCCACCCCAGTGGCGAGATTCGCCATCGTGTGCTAGATGTGTGCATTGTGATCAGTCTTGACTCTGGCCCACCTCTCGGTGTTTGCCGCACCGAGGCCCGAGGTGGGCCGGTGTCGATCTAAAGTGGCCATCTTCAGGCGGAGAATTACTCCGCGACCACAGCCGGATGGCAATGGTTTCGGCCTTTGCAAAAAATCCCGCGCGCCCTGCGAGCGAGGTGAGGCCCGAAAGCCTCGCCCAGCCGGTCAGATCCAGCCTTCTACGATCGCGTAGTACCGATCTATGGCGCCTGCGACCGTCGAATAGCCAAAGCGTTCGCGTTGGCCATTCACGAGGCAATACCACCATCCGTCATACCGTTTGATCGTGATGTCGGGCATGGGCGCTTTCTCCTGCTGTTGTCGCTGGCAGGGCGCGCGGGACGAACCTGTAAGCATTCCTTACAAGCTCACGCATTGGTCACGGGTAGAAAACGTCGCCGTCCTCTCTAACAGCTCTCCACAGTTCTCCCGGCTCTTTGAGCATCGCTAGTGCTGATCCAAAGGCAGCGAGAGTTGCGGAAAGCCCGCTCTTGACAACGATCCACTCTCCGTTACGGAATACTTCCAGCGTGTAGAGATATGGGTGCATCCTGAGTGCTCCGTCTCGACGCGCACAAGGAGGCCGGTCGCTCTAGCCAGCAACCGGCCTCTGTTAGTTTCATGGTCTTCTACGCGCTTCGCCTCCCGCGGCCTTTCGGCTGGGAGGCGAGGATTGCCCTGATGGGCGTGCTCATGCCTGTCTGGATTTCCGGAGTCGCCGCATGCCCTCGCGCACTTTGCGCAGCCGCTCTGGCGTGGTGTTCCAGGCACTCTGATAAGAGATATAGTCGGGATCGTCTTTCCGGGCGACATAGCGATCGCGGCCCATGCGGCGGTGACGTTGCCGCTCTTGCTCCGCGAAATCCGGATTGATCGCCTTGCACACGGTATATCTTGAGCATCCGACGGCCTCGGCAATGGCGCTCTGCGTCATGCCGCGAGAGTGGAGTTGCCGGATGCGACGATGCACGCCCGCGGGGATTGAGGGCTTGCCGGCCATATCATCTGTCTCCCTGTGCTAGTCGTCATTGCGGGTGACGTTTAGCCGCCGCGCCTCTGTCTCTACCACCTCAGCCCCGCTTGCCGATTTCTCGGGGCGGGCCAGTAGGCTCAGGGTTGCAGTTTGTTCGCAGGGACGGCAACAACGTCCGGGCTGCCGCGTCCCCAGTAGGGGCCGCGCTCGATCTTGATCAGCGGAACGGCGATGAAGTGAAACTTGGCCATGTCGCTCTCCCGGTAGGGCAGGATCGCCCATCAGGAGGCACAGTTTCCCGAGACCTTGGCAGGCAGCCCGGTCTCCCGGGCAACCCATAATCAGTATCCGCGCTCGCCCCGCGCCTCCCGTCGTTGAGCGTAGCCCAACTTTGATTGGTGCTCTTTCTCGGGAAGGCTTTCGAGTGGCACGCTGCATGTCCCGCTGCCTTCAATCCAGCATAGGACGTATCGCTTGCCGTCGATCTTCCCGCGAAAGTCCGGGTGCGTGTGTTTCCAGATCAGGTTCAATTCCTTGTCCCTGGTCATCATCTTCCTCCGCGTCGGCTCACTGCCAGCGAAGGTCTCGGGGAATTTCCCATCATCCCATGAGGACACCCGTTGCCGGGTGCCTTGGAGGTTAGTAGTTCCGAGAGGACCAGACCTCGACCCGCCAGAGATTGCCCGTCACCCGCTTGACGTCCTGAGCCGTGTAGCTCCGGCAGCCGCAGCAGTCGTATTCGTGCGAGCAACCCCATTGGGTGTAGGTGTCGTGAAGCGCGCAGATGATCTTCGCATCCTCGGCTTCCGAAGTGACGAGGCAGAACACTTCGCGGCCTTTCGGCTCGCAGTGATCGTTCTCCTGTTCCTCGTTCAGCGGGAGTTCTCTTGAGCCGATCTCATCGATCGAGCCCAGACCCTCCCACTTGTCCAGGTGCTGCCATGTCCCGACGTAGGAATGCGTCAGCCTCAAAGACAATGTTTGCATTTGTCATTCCCTCCGAAGGGCAGGATGCCCTCATGGAATGATGGGATATTCATCGCCTTCGGGGTGAGGCCCGTATGGGCCTCGGAGGTTCAAGGGATGCGATTGAAGTGCTCGACCGCTTCCTCGAACTTCTTGTACCAGCGACCGTGCCTCGATCCGTCGATGTCCCAGATGACGCCGTAAGCGCCATTGTCCCACCGCAGCATCGACCCGGCGAGGTTCCACCCAGCAACCCGGCCTACCAGCCGAACTTGCCGAGGGCGCCCCAGATCCGAGTTCTTCCAGCCGATCTTGCTGTCCAGCTCGTGCTCTCTGGCGAAAGGCTCGCCCTCGGGCTTGCTCTTGGCGATCAAGACCTTGCCGGCCGGAATTTCACGATCATTGATCGTTACGTCGATGACGTTCATTTCCCAGTCCTCCTAGCGTGAAGCCTCACGCAGAAGGCGATGGTCAACCGATCCCTGTGAGGTGAGGCCCCGAAGGGCCTCGGCATTAGGTGAACACCTTGTCGCGGTAGGCGATCTGAGCGGCGTAGATTGCCGCCCGGAGAACCGTGCGCCCCTCCTTGAGTTGGCCCTTGTAGACCACACCGAAGAGGCGCCCGCGCTCGTAGTGCCAATGCCATCGCGACTCGATGGCGTCAGAATTGAAGGGCAGGCCGGCGTGCACCTCCTTGAACCCGCGCCCGAAAGCGACGGCCCCGAGAAGGCTTTTCCACGATGCCGATTGCGTCGTCACCGCGTTGCCAGACTGCACAGCTTTGCGTCGTGCCATGTCTCTCACTCCCTGTGCCGTAGGTAGCCCCACGTCACAGGGATCGGTCTCAATTAGGGAGGTGCCCAGGAACAATGCGAGCCGTTTCCCTGCGCTCGTCGGTCAGAAGTCCTTGCGTCCAGCGCTTGGGCATCCCGATCGTCGCGTCTTGAGAATCATTATACCATAGTTTATGAGCCCCAAAACAGAACAACAAAAGAACATTGATCACAAAATCGTGATAATTGCGCTTTTTTGTCTATCTCTTCCGGCCGTAGGTAGCCATCGCGTCGTCGATTAGGCGACGAATGACCGCCGTCCGCCCCGACTGCCCCTGCCGCCGAGACTCGTCTGACAGCCAATCGAGCTGGGTCTTTGTGAGTCTCAGGTTGATTTGGGCCGACTCATCTGCCGGCGCAATCCTCGGGCGGCCTGGCCCCCGAGGATTGTTGTTCGCGTTCTGGTTCGCCATGCGCTCCATATATTGAGGCGCAAAATATTAATCAAGTGCGTGCGCGCCGCCGATGGCCTGGCGGGCGATGGCGGACAGGAAGCCGCACTCGACTGCGCCCAGGTGACGATCATCATCCTCGGCGCACATGTCCCGCACGATCCATCCGAGCAGCGCCGGGAAGTCGTGAGCGACCATGAATGCCAATGCCTCGCGAGCAAACTGCTGACCGGCACGGCGATCGGCAGCGTAGTCCCCAGTCGATGCGACGGCCCAGAATTTGCGCCCCGGCATTCCGGCTGCGCGCTCGGCACGCGTCGCGTCTCGGACGAATGGCAGTTGTTTTATTGCCGCGAGCGTGGCGTCTGCCCTGATTACAGATTCGGATATGGATTGAACGATGGTATGGTTGCTATCAGCCATGGCGATCTCCGATCGGCCGCTGTGGTTAGGGCTGGAGAAAGTGTTGATCTCACTTTCTTCAGCCCGTTGCATTTGTGTGCAACTGTCACTATATTGCGCTCGACGCAAATGAACGTCAATTGCAATAAAGTGCACACATGGCCAAATCGTCCGCTATCTCAATCAGAGTGACAGAAGCCACGAAAGCGGCCGTCGAGAAGGCGGCTAAGGAGGACGGTCGCTCAGTGGCATCTTATGTGGATCGCATACTGATCGCGCATCTTAAGTCTATTGGCTATCTCCCGAAAGGCGGTCCGAATGGATAGTCGTGTTGCCGAGAGCCTTATCCTTGCCAGCGCGATTCTCGCTGGCGTAGGTCTCTGGATCTACTTCTCTCCGTACCAGGAGTGCGTCCGGGCGGAGTATGCAAGGTCGCCGGGCGGGACGTCTCCGACGATAGAGGCGCGGTGCGCCGCCGCGGCGAGGCAAAGATAGGGTGCGACAATATGCGCAATTGCATCAGCTAGCGTTTTGCCCGCGCCGCACGTATATTGATTTATAGAATGAGCGCGACGCGCGTGTCGTCGCAGGCCGCAGGCAAATCACAGCCTGCGGCCTTTTTTGTTCACCGAGTATCACAGCCGCAATCAGCGCACCGCAGGCCAGAAGCGATCGTGAGGCCACCATTCACTGAAAAGGGGGGGTGATCATGAACAACAGCGATCTCGCCAAGAAAATCCGCGAAGCAATCTTCGATCAGTCCGAGGAGGAGGGGCGCGTCCTCCACGCCAGCAAGATGGACGATCTAATCGAGGGAATCCTCAATCGAGAGCGCCCGGCGGCACCAAAGTTCGGGCTTACGTGCCTCGGCATGGGCGCCGTCTATATCAGTCCCGCTCAAATCACGCACACATCCCAGCCAGGCCAACTCAGGCCGATCAATAGTCCGAAGGGCAAATAGGCATCGCCATGTCATGCAAGCATTGCGGCGCGACGCGGGATTTGATCCCGGCGCCAAGCGGACGGCCAGGCAGCGTCTGCCGGCCGTGCCGGAGGAGCCAAATCAATACGGCTCGCAACAGGAACAACGCAAGATACGATGCGTACATCCAGCCGGCGCAGCGAGCAAGATCGCAGGCCAGGCCGGACCCGCTCAGCGATCGTCAGTCAGCCATTCGCCGAGCCCAGAGCAAAGCAAAGGCCCTCAACATCCCGCTTAGTCGGGCTCTTGAGATAGAGAACGTATAAGAGACAAATCAACACAAGATCATCACCAGGGGAGAGCACGAAAGGGCGCCCGGTAGGGCCGCCCTGCTATCAATCCATGGCATCACGCAGAGCAAAAGCACCAAAAGTCTCCGCCGAAGCAATCAAGCGGGCCGCAGCCCGCGCTGAAGCTCGATCGGAAGGCAAGGATCTCGAGGAGACTAAGGCCGAGATCACTCCGCCAATCGTGCCGGCAGCGGAGATCGCGGCGAAAAAAAAGACGACAGCAAAGCGCAGGAAGCGCCGCACGCTGTACTCAATCCCGCTCGGCAAAGCACTCTGCAAGATGCTCTCTCGAGGGCACACGTTGACGTCTATCTGCAAGCGGCCAGGCATGCCGCGAGAAGACGCAGTGCTGGGATGGGCGTCAAATCCGGCCCATCCGTTCAGCAATCAATACGTGCGCGCGCGGGAGGTCGGCTATTTGCGGATGGCGGATCAGCTCGTTGATATCGCGGACAATTCTGTGAACGACTACATGGAGACCGTTGATAAGGATGGCAGCGTGCGGCTGGTCCCGCGGAAAGAGTCGCTGGAGCGCACGCGCATCCGCATCGACACGCGCAAGTGGCTGCTTTCCAAGGCGCTCCCGAAAATCTATGGCGATCGTGTCGCAATGGAGCACACCGGGAAGGATGGCGGTCCGATCGAAACCGCCCAGATCCCGCAGGCGACGGGCGAGGATCATCTGGCGGAAGTCGCCGCGCGGTTCGCAGGCAGCGCCGCCAAGGGCAAGCCTGCAAACAAGATGCACTGAGCGCGAGAGCACTGTCGTGCAGGCAGTTGTTGCGAAAAACGCAACAAGTCGCGATACTGGCCAGCCATGAGGCGCCGGGAATCAGTCATTGATGTCGTCGCGATCAGCGTCGTCCTGTCCGTCTGCGGCTACGTCGTTGGCGTCGCATACGGCCGGTCGGACGAACGCAACGCTTGGCGCACCGCGGTCGAGCGCGTGCCGAATGAGACGTGTCGGTACGCTCTGCGGGACGCGATCCGGCTGATGCGGAGCGACGATTGATGCCGCGCGCGACTTTGCGAAACGCAAAGGATTTCCCGAGCCAGTATTCGGATTTCCCGAATTTGCTCGGCGCGTGCGGCCTGTCCAGTGCGGATCTCGCGCGTCGCGTCGGAGTGCATCCGAGCACGGTCAGCAGCTGGACGACGGGAAGAGCCCGACCGCCTGGTGCCGTAATCGCCTATCTTCGCCTGCTTGCCGCGATTCGGGGCGCGCCAGGCGTTCTTCGGGGGAAGGAATAGACAATGCACTGGATTAAGGCCACGGCGCCGGACGGAAGCCCGGCATTCATCAATCTCGCCGCCATTCTGTCGATGAAACGCGTGGACGAGAAGGGGATCACGATGCTTTTTATCGGCGGGGTGACGTCGATGAAGTCCCGCGGCGAGGATGGATCGGATCGGGAGCACCTGTTTCACGCGAATACGCAAGTCAAGGAGACGCCAGAGGCGCTGTTCGCGCTGCCGAAGATCGAGCCGGCAGCGATGGCGCTGATCCAGGCGGCGAAGATGGCGGCGGATGCACAGGCGAGGGCGCCGGCCGTCCAGGAGCCCGCGTCCGTCAAGGCAGCCCGCTCCGCAAAGAAGGCGCGGGTGTCCAAATGACTCCGACGCACATCCAGCGCAGCATGCTCGCCCGGCTGACCGAGGCCGGACACGGCACGATCGATGGCGCCGGACGCGTGTGCATCGGGCCGATCAACAGCCCGATCCCCGGCGATCCGGTATCATGGCTCCGGCTCGTCGCGGCCGGGCTTGTTGCTGGCGAGCGCGGCCTCATCATTCCGACAGAGATCGGACGCGAGGCAGCGGCAAGCCATATGTCCGGGCGGACGAGAGAGGGGATCTGACACGCCGTGTCCCGCCCTTTGCGCGCAGAGCGCTACGCCAAAGGCGCGAGTCCTAGTCTCGTATCTCTGATTACGAACAAACTCCCGTATCTTTCATTCTCGGAAGCGATGGAGTTCTACGCAGCGGCGGTGCCGAGGCTACAGCCCGCAGAGCTGGCGCTGTTGGGCTGCAACGACAGGTTCTTTTTGTTCACGGGACTCCTGAATCGCATCGATGGCATCCATCCGTGGATCTATGATCGCGCGCGGGAGATCGAGATCGAACCGGACGGCCACTTGGATTTGTGGAGTCGGTATCATTACAAGAGTAGTTTAGCCACATTCGCCGGCGCGATCCAGGAAGCCCTTGTCGATCCCGAGACGCGCATTTGTATATTTTCCAACAACAAGAGCCTGGCACGGCCGTTCTTGCAGCAAATCAAAGATGAGCTTGAGGGCAACGAGGCGCTGAAGAAGACTTATGCAGACGCTCTATATCAAAATCCTAGAGTAGAGTCTTCGATGTGGTCGCTCGACAACGGGCTGATCATACGGAGACAAGGCAACTTCCGCGAGGCGACGTTCGAGGCGCATGGCCTGATCGACGCGCTGCCCACCGGGAAACACTTTCCATTCCTGTTTTACGACGACATCATCACTGAGCGAAACGTCACAAACCCCGAGCAAATCGCCAAGGCGACGGAGCGGACCGAACTCTCGTTCCCGATCGGGATTGGCGAGAAGACGCGGCGGCGAATGGTAGGCACGCGGTATCACTACGCCGATAGCTACGGCCAGTTGATCGAGAACGGTGTCGCGAAGCCGAGACTGCATCCAGCGACGGATGATGGCACGCTGGAGGGAAGCCCGGTCTTTCTTTCGGCGGAGGCTTGGGAGACGGCCAAGAAGGAGATGCGATCGACGATCGCGGCGCAATTCCTACAGAATCCGATCGCCGGCCGGGAGAATATGTTCAGAACGTCATGGCTGCGCCCGTACTGGGTGCGCCCGTCGATGATGAACGTCTATATCATGGGCGATCCATCGCGCGGCAGGAGTGCGACGAGCGATCGGACAGCGCTCGTTGTGATCGGCATAGATCCGAATAGCAATAAATACTTGCTCGACGGGTACTGCCATCGAATGCCGCTCTCCGAAAGATGGAAGCGTCTCTCCGAGCTGCACAAGAGATGGTCGACGATGCCGGGAGTCCAGACTGTTTCTGTCGGATACGAGCGCTTCGGCCAGCAATCGGACGACGAGTATTTTGCAGAGCAGATGCGAGTCGACGGGCATCACTTCTCGATCACCGAGCTGAATTGGACTGGGCAGGTGGGGCGAGAGAGCAAGAAATTCAGAGTGGAGCGCCTGGAGCCTGACTTCCGGCTAGGCGGCTTCTTCATTCCGGCGCGCGTCTGGCATCCGTCCGCAGCCGACGGCGCGAAAAGCGCAGCCTGGAGCGTCGACGAGGGATCGGAGCAAATCAATTACAGGCCGTATCCAAATCTGCACAGGGAAGAGCGTCGCGTGCAGCAGGCCGGCGAGCATTGGCGCCTTATGCAGCCGCTCCGTCGAAAGAACGAGGACGGCAAGCTGTATGATCTCGTGCGCGAGTTCTTCCTCGAGTTCGCGTTCTTCCCCTTCTCCGCTCACGACGATCTGATCGATGCCATGTCCCGAGTGTACGACATGAATCCGCTGCCGGCGGCCGTCTTCGAGAGCTACCGAGTGCAGGACTACAGCGATGCTTAAATATCGCCAGATCGAGGCTGTAGTCGCCAAGGAGAATGCCTATGGGTGACGTCATTCTGCTCCCCGTCGTCCGGCAGAAGCGCATGCTGGATGCGGCACTGGTGCCGGACGCGGTCCCCGCGGACGAGCACATCCAGGGGCGGGTGCGCTGCCTCAACTGCGATCACGAGTGGCACGGCTCGGCGCCGACATGGACGACTGGACTCGAGTGCCCGAAGTGCGGGTCTCAGCGCGGGGCGCTCACCGAGCCGCCCGCGTTTTTCGACGAGAACCACTGGACATGCGAGTGCCGGTGCCAAGTATTTTGCATCACGAACAGGCGCGTCTACTGCATAAACTGCGGCAAGACACAAAAATTCAAAGGCGCATGATGCGACGATCCTCAATCTCAGTCACATACAAGCTCCCCGCTCAATTCGTCGATGCCCATCGCGCGGCGCTCGACGCCGTCGACTGGAGCGCGACGCCCGTGACAGAGATCGATCTCGGCTGGCCGCAGAATCCAGTGCTTGAAGTCACGTCGCGCCACGGAATAACGATCGTCCGTCCGGCCACGATCAAGAGCGCCAACCTGATCCGGCGCTCGGTTGATGCCGAGCCCGTCGATCCGGATGCCGTCTCCGCCGCTCTGTCGTCCCGCAATCCGCCGATCGATATCGATCAAGAGGGGTAGGCCAGCCATGGCAACGCAAGTCCGCGAATATTCCTGGATCGATCTCGTGGTGCGGTCGAATCCGAGCCACACGATAGAGTCGGAATACGTCACCGAATATCAGTTTGATGGGCCGAGCGGCGGCGAGGACGATCGCACGCACGAGGGACATCGGCGAGTGTTCAAGGGGCATTACAAGCGCCGATCAGTCTATGCGCCGGAAACGGTCCATGTGAACGGGCTGACGTGGCACGGCATCCCACTCGACTGGAACGGGCAACCTATCATCTGGAGCGAGGGCTGATCGGTGGGCATCGAACTAAGCGATGAAGTCCAGCAGGATGTGTTCCCGGCTGGAGCGTGGCTGGTTGGCGGGAAGCATGCGAGCGACGTGCGGCCGAGTGCATTCTCGCGGGAAGCGATCCGGGATTACATCGCGTCTCAGCTCGCAAGCGTCGCCTCGTCAGGATCGGCATCGGATCTTTCGGCCGGCACGCTGCCGCTAGGGAGATTGCATCCCTATCTTCGCGACATCTCTCAAATCCAAACGCCGCATCAGCACGACGTCATCTACTTTGATGGGAGCAATTACGTATCGGGACCGCTGGCGATCCCCCTTGGCGGCCTCGCCGCGATTAACAACTTATCCGACGTGCAGGACGCGTCACAGGCAAGGGACAACCTCGGCATCGAGATCGGCGCGGACGTTCAAGCCTACGCGGCCAATCTCGATGAATGGGCGGCAGTCAATCCGAGCGAGAACGGAAAGTCTCTCGTCGCTGCTGCCAACTATGCAGCTATTCGGGGGCTCCTCAACATTGAAGACGGTGCCGACGTCACTGATGCTACCAACGTCGCCGCTGCCGGCGCCGTGATGGCATCCGGGATCGGCAGCGTAGTCCAGGCTTACAGTTCGACATTAAGCTCACTGGCAGGCGCATCCGCAAATGGTGTCTCTCTAGTCACGGCGGCGAACTACGCTGCTATGCGGACGCTGCTCGATCTCGAAGCAGGCACCGACTTCTATTCAATAGCTGCGGCCAACGCTGCATTCCAGCCCATCGATGCCACGCTGACGGCTCTTGCTGGCGTATCGACGGCCGCGGACAAGGTCATCTATGCGACAGGTTCTGACACGTTCTCGACCGCAGATTTCACGGCGGCGGGAAGGAGCATCGTCGGTGCTGCCAATGCTGGCGCGCAAACGGCACTCCTCAGTGCGTTCGTAGGCGATACCGGTTCGGGGGGCACTAAAGGGTTGGTCCCCGCTCCGACCGCTGGAGATGCAGCTGCGAACAAGTATCTTAAGTCCGACGGGACTTGGGCCGCCCCGGCCGGAGCCGGCGACATGCTGGGCGCGAACAATCTATCGGACGTGGATGACATCGCTCTAGCGCGCAGGAACTTGGGTGTGTTCGACCCTACTATCACGGATTGGAATAGCGCGACATCGACCGGCTGGTACACAGCAGAGGATGCCACCAATGGCCCTGGGGCGGGCTGGTGGATTGGATCTGTCGAGGCGCAACATCCCGACTGGGTGACGCAGACGCTACACCAATTCAGTACGGCGTCGTCCTCAGACACTAAGCTGTGGCGTCGCATTCGCCAAAGCGGTTCATGGGGGGCGTGGTTCCTATGCTATATGTCAAAAGGTGAGCTTGATTATTATTATAAGGGCAATCGTAGTGGCTCCGGAGCGACTGAGTGGTCCTCGTTCCCGAATGGCCACATACTTCAATTCGGCAACAGCCTGGTGACGACAGACGGCAGCGGGCGCGCATCAGTTTCGTATCCCGTCGCGTTTCCGACGAAAGGTGTCCCTGTAGTTTGCAATGGAGACGCATCAGTGAGTAGTCGCGTGGATATTTACTCGCAAACCACAAGCGGATTCACTATCCAGACCTCAATAATAAGCAACAATTTCAGGGTGATGTGGGTGGCAAATGGGTACTAACATGCAAATCTATGCGCTCTTTGACGATGTCGGCAATCCGACCGGGTTCTGGAATGATGTCATTTATCCACCTGGCGAGGCGGGGAGGCACCCGGCAATTCCCGCCCAGGCGATTGAAATCTCCCCAGAACATCACGCAGCATTCTGCGAGTTTCCGGGGCGCTTTCGCTGGCAGGGCGGCAGCCGCGTGGAGGTGATCCCCGAGATTCCCCCGCTGACTGAGGCCGACTACGGCGCTGCAATTCAAGCGCACGTCGAATCTACAGTGAAGAGCCGCAGCTATAACGACGCTGCCACTTGCGCATCATATGTTGGCTCAACTATTCCAGCTTGGCAAGCCGATGCCGCAGCATTCTGTGCTTGGCGCGATGCCGTCTGGACGTATGCCTACGCGCAGTTGGCGGCCGTCCAGGATGGCCAGCGCACACAGCCGAGCATTGCCGATCTGATCGGCGAATTGCCGGCCATCGCCTGGCCGTAGGCGGCACGCTCAGATGTTGATCGACGGCGATCCGGACAAGATCGCGCAATTCAGGGCGAGGAAGATCGCCCAGTGGGATCGAGTCTCCGGGCGAATGGCGGGGCTGCAACTGATCATTTCTGGCGATCGAAGCACTCAATTCATGCTCGTGCATTCCACGAGCGAACGCTACGAAGGCATTGTATTCGGCCAGATGCCGCACAAGGCGAGTGAGGCCGTCGGGAGCAGGAAAAATCCTGTCATCCGGCCGATCCCGGATCACAGGAAGCCGTTCGACATGCGGCTGATCGATCTCTCCGACAAAGAGATCGACGCGGTTATAGACCGCTGGCGAGAGGGCCGGTCGGCCGCGGGGCTGAGTTTCGTTACGCACGTCTACGATCAGGGCGGGAAGATCGTCGCCCGGTAGCGTCGTTGCTAAAATCGCAACATTCGGGTATTCAAGGGGTGTTCTGCGTCGGTCTACAAATGAGAAGCAACAGGACTGAAGGAATCCCCTATGTCGTTCAAAGGCCCTAACAAAATCTGGCTCGCATCCGATCGATCCTCCTGGATCGAGCACGATCCGGGAGCAGGCGAAGTCAAGCTCGTCAATGGCGGCTACTCGACCGTTCTCGCGAATGCCAGTGGTCAGGCGCAGCAGCGCCGTAGCATCGTCGCCGACGGAGCCGCGGTTGTTCTCACGGCGGCACAGAGCGGGGCGCTTTGCGTCTTCGACAAGGCCGACGGCGCAAAGTTCACGCTCCCCGCCGCTGAGGCAGGGCTGACGTTCGACTTCATCATCGCGGGAACGCCGACGTCGGTCGGACATCGCGTTGAATGCGTGTCTGGCGACTACATCGTCGGCAGCATCCTGATGGACGATGGCGATACCGGACTGACGACAACCGCGGCAGCGTTCAACGGATCATCGCATGTGGCGATTGACATGAACGCCGTAACGGACGGCTGGCTGGCGGGCGGGTTCTTCCGTCTTACGGCGATCTCCAACACGCAGTGGGCCATCAGCGGCCATCTGCTTCACACCGGCAACGTCGCGTCGCCGGCCGCAACTTCCTAACGCACGTTCGACATCGTTGACGTTGATCGGCCCGAGCACATCGTTCTCGGGCCGTTTCTTTTTGGGGAAAGGTCAATGCACGCCAACTACACTATCCAGAGCCGGAAGATCAACGGCTTCACACGGCGAACCGTCGAGTATGACGCGACCGGGTCCGACGGCAATCACGATCCGCACGTCGCCTACGACCTCGCGCTGACCAAACAGATCGCCGAGATTCTGGAGCGGCACTATCCGTCCCATCCCTGGATGGTAGAGGTCAGTCACGCGCAGGGCGTCGCCTTCATCTCCCTGCCGATCATCATGAGGCGCAATCAACGCTTTGTGCTCCACATCGATCGCCTCAAGAGCGATCCTGGACTGCGCAGCGTCGTGCGCGCAGGGGGCGAGCTACTCGAGCGCCACAACGTCCCCCGCTCCGGTTTCCGTCTCGACCACTTCCTTCATGCTCGCGCCGCCAATCCGATGAATCGGCCGCGCATCATCATGCCTAGCTGAACGAGGATCCGACAATGGCGTACGACCGCTTCGACCCCCAGCCGCCCGATCGCTCGGGAGTGGACGGCGGCGCCACGCCGACCGAGCCGAACATGACGGACGAGGAATACACAATCCCGTCCGAACAAGACTTGCTCGCAATCATATCGAGATCGGAGACGATCAGCCGAGAGTACCAAACCAAGTCCGTCGAGCCCAGCCTCGCCCGGTCCTACCGCGCCTGGCAGAATACGCACGCGGCAGAGTCGAAGTACCATCAGCCGGCATTCCGCGGGCGCTCCCGCCTGTTCGTCCCCAAGACTCGCTCAGCCGTCCGAAAGAACCTCGCTGCGGCCGCTGGCTCCCTGTTCTCCACTGAAGACGTGACGTCTATATCCGCGACGCATGAAGACGATCCCCAACAGCGGGCCACGGCCTCGGTCATCAAGGCTGATCTGGAACACCGGCTTCAAAACTCCAATCTAAGCACCGGCGTGCCGTGGTTCATGATTGCGATGGGCGCCTGTCTCGATAGTCAGCTCACCGGCGTCTGCGTTACGAAGCAGTTCTGGGAGTACGAGGAGGTTGACACTGGTCAGGATCGGACAATCGAGGAGCCTCTGATCGATCCGCGAACGGGCGCGGAAATGATCGACGATCTCGGTCAGATCATGATGACTCAGCGATTCGAGCCGATCATGCGGATTACCAAAGACCGCCCCATGATCGATCTCTACCCGATCGAGAACGTGATGATCGATCCGGCCGCTCCATGGTATTCGCCGGTCCAGCACGGGAGATGGTTCTCCGCTCGCATCCCCATGGGATTGTCCGACGTCCGCGCGATGCTCAAGAGTGCCGGCAAGCGCGGCGAGACGATCTGGAAGCAGAACGTCAGCGACGCCACACTGCGCAAGGGGCGCCTGGATCAGGATCGCAGCAGCGCTCGACGAGTCCGTGAAGGCGGGGGGGATCGATTCGAGGATGCGTCCCGCGCAGGCGGCGATCTCGATGTCATCTGGATTCAGGAGAACTTTGTCCGCATCGCAGGCCGCGACTGGCATTTCTGGTCGGTCGGTCAATACGCCGTCATATCTGAGATCCGAGAGACGATCGACGCCTACCCCGAGCAAGGCGGCGGGAGGCCGTATCAGATGGGTATGGCCCAGCTCGATACACACCGCGTGTTCCCGCAGTCGCCGGTTGAAAGCTGGCAGCCGTTGCAGCTCGAGATTAATGACATCACGAACCTGCGACTCGATGTTCTGAAGCGCTCGATCTCGCCGCTGGTCAAAGCGAAGCGCGGCAAGCAAGTCGATTTGCAGGCACTCCAGCGCCGTGGCCAGCCTGAAACCATTCTTATGGTCCAGGATATGGACGACGTCGATCTCGTGCCGACGCCAGGCCCAAGCGGGCAGGCGTTCCAGGAAACGGCGATCGCCAACAGCAACTTCGACGAGTTGGCCGGCGTCTTCTCGACGTCCAGCGTCCAGCAGTCCCGCCAGATGAATGAGACAGTGGGCGGCATGAATTTGATGTCACGGGCCGCCACGTCCGTGTCAGAGTTCGATCTCCGCGTCTGGATCGAAACCTGGGTCGAGCCCGTCATCCGGCAGCTCGCGCATCTCGTGAGGTACTACGAGTCCGACGAGAAGATCCTCGCCATTGCGGGTCAAAAGTCGCGGGTGTGGCTGCGCTATGAGTACATGCCGAGCATCGACGACTTCGAGCAGTGCGATCTCACGATCCGCGTCAACGCCGGCATCGGCTCAATCGATCCGATTCAAAAGCTCCAAAAGCTGAAATACGCCTTCGAGATGCTGGCCCCGATTCTGCCGGAGGCCAAGGCCCGCGGCATCTCGATCAATGTCGAAAGCATCATCGAAGAAGTGATGGGGGCCGCCGGATTCCGCGACGGGCGTCGCTTCTTCGAGTTCGGCGAGCCAGATCAGCCCGAGCCTCCGCCCGAGATGATCAAGGTCATGAAAGATTTCGAGGCTCGCATGGCCAAGATAGAGGCGGATAAAGAGCGCTTTGCCCGTGAAGCCGAGATCAAACTCGAGGCGATCCGCTCGGGTGAGCGGCAGTCGGCGGCAGACAACGATGCGGCCATCACATCTTCGGAGATCGAGTGGACGGGGCGCGTGGCGCAGCACGACCTGTCGAAAGGATTGACCGGCGTGCGCACCAGCCCCGTGAATCCGATGCGTGGGGCGGCCGCCGAAGCTGCGGAGCACTACAGAATGTTGCAGCTTGGGCAACATCAACAGCAGGGAGTGACAGGTAACAATGTTTCGAATCTGGAAACAGAACCAGGAATCGCCCAGCTTATAGAGCAGTTGATCAGTCATATCGGCGTTCTCACGCAGAAAGTCACAGCTCTAGAGACGACGGCAGGTGGCGCCGCCGCTGTGCAGCCGTCTGCCGCTGTTCCGACGATGGGATGAACCAGTGCCCGCAGGACTTGAAGAGGAAGAGGAATTTTACAGCGACGCCATCACTCGGATGGAAGAGCGCGCCGACTACGAGAGAACGCGCGCCGAAGGGGTGCAAGTCGAAATAGACCTGACCGAGAACACGACGTTCGCCCGCTACGTGCAATCGCAACGCAACCTCGCCATAGGGGCGCTAACCAGGTTGATGGCGATCGAGCCGACAGATCCGATCGCCATCCTTCGGGAGCAGAACATCATCAGTTCTTATCTCCATGTTCGCGCATGGGCGATGGGCGCGATCGAAAGCTCGGAAGTCGCAGATCAAATGATCCAAGAGGCATCGCGTGATTACCAAGACCTTAGCTAGAGACGAAGCCGCCGCAACGGATACTATGCCAGAGGTCGAGGACGACCTTAATCAGGCGGATGCCGGCGCGCCCGACATCAATGCGGGCGCTGAAGACTATTCCGACGCAGAGTCAGACGAGGCCGAGCCGTCGCTCAGCGCTCGCGAGCGGGCCGTCCTCCAGTATCGGAAAGCCCGCGACAAGCAATTGGGCAAGGCCGATTCCGATGACGACGATAGCGACGATCTCGACCGTGGCGCCGACGAGCCCGTCGATGATGCGCCCGTCGCCCAAAAGGCGGAAGCTCCTGCCGCACGCTCTGTGGCGCCTCCAGCCGCCGCAAAGCCCGATCCTTCGATCGAGGCAAGCAATGCCCTGATCGAGGCCGCGAGGACGCTGGTCGAGGAAGTGAAATCAATTCGATCCGGCGCCGCTCGTCCCGCGAATGAGGCGGCGGAGGACGACGGCCAGGACGATCCAGAAGAGGCGCCAGCCGCACCGGCCGTTGACCATGCTCGCCTCGAGGAAATCGTCGAGAGAATCCAGATCGGCGATCGGGCCGAAGGGCGGGAAGCGCTCGCGGAATTGATCGAGCTTATTGGCGCAAACAAGCAGAACGCCGGTCTCAAGTCGGACGACGTCGCCCAGGTGGTGCAGTCGCACATCGCGCGGGATCGCATCGTCGGCGAGCTGTCGTCCGCGGCCACGTCATTCCGCGAGAAGTTCTCTGGCGTCGTCGATGACCCCGATCTCCTCGATACGTCGATCCGCCGGCTCAATGCCGAATTGCGAGAGGATCTTGTTAAGGCTGGCGTCCCCGAAAAAGATCTCGCCAGGGCAACGCCAGACCAGCTCATGGAGATGCACCAGCAGGCCAGGATCACTGGCAGGCAGATGCGTGGCTACGGCGCGATCTTCGACAAGGTCGGCTCGGAGATCGCGACCAAGTTCAGACCCCTTTTGCAGGCGAAAGGCCAGCCTCGAATCCAGGACCAGCAGGCGACGATCCAGCAGCGCGTCGACCGCAAGCGACAACTCGGCGCACAGCCTCGCCCTGCGAGCGTGCGCAATCAGCAATCTCAGCCGAAGCCGAAGACCCGAGCCGAAGTCGTCGCGGACATGCGACGTCAACGAGGGTTTGCAAGCTGAAGCTGTGATCGGTGCTGCGGTGCCCACCGGCAGCAGCCCACTACCCCCCCCCCGCAAGGAGAAAGAAAATAATGTCGACTTCAGTCAAGTGGGAGACCAATGAGGACGGCGGCTACATGTATGCCGACGAGCTCTCGGACACGCTGCGCATGAGCCTCCAGCCCATGACGCGGTTTCGCCAGCTCTGTGAGCCCGATCCCAGTGCCATGGAAAAGGGCCTGCATCGCGGCGAGAAGCACTTCTGGAACGTCTACTCTGACGTGTCGACGCAGGGCCGTCGCCTGAATGAGTTGCAGCCCATGCCGGAGACGTCGGGCACCGTCAGGCAGGCATCTCTCACTGTTACGGAGTTCGGCAACTCCGTGCCGATCACGGGCAAGGTGACGATGCTGGCGAAGCACGACGTGCTCGCCATCGTCAACAAGCAGCTCAAGAACGATGCGCGCAAGGCGTTCGACATCGAATGCTTCGACCAGTTCGACGCCACACCGCTCCGTGCCGTCCCGACGTCGGGAACGTCGACCTCGTCGGTCACGATCACGGAAAACGGCGCCGCGGCTGCGACCAACAACGTCGCGATGGGCGTTGGTCACATCAAGGCGATCGTTGATGACATGCGTGAGCGCAACATCCCCGGCGCGCGGGATGATGACTACGTTGCCATCAGCCATCCGACCACGTATCGCCCGTTCAAGAACGATCTGGAGACGCTGAAGCAGTACACCGGCGAGGGCATGGCCGACATCTACAATGGCGAGGTCGGTCGCTATGAGGGGTGCCGCTTCGTTGAGCAGACCTTCATTCCGAAGGGCGGCGCCAACGACTCGACAACGTTCGACCCCTACACCCGCACGGCCGACACCTGGAATAATGGTAAGTCGTCGTGGATGTTCGTTATGGGCGGCGACACGGTCAACGAGGCCATCGTTATTCCGGAGGAGATCCGAGGCAAGCTGCCGGGCGACTACGGCCGATCGAACGGCATCGCCTGGTACTTCCTCGGCGGCTTCGGCCTCTTCCACTCGGATGCCAGCCAGGCGCGCATCGTGAAGTGGGATAGCGCCGCGTAAGCCGCGTCAACACAACAGCGAATCCGCGATGCCTTGAAGCCGAGCATCGCGGATACTCTCCCCTCCGCCTGACAAGGAAACCCGCGATGTCTTACGACAACCCGAACCGCATCAAGTACGATTTTTACTTCGATGCCGGCAACAACGGCAACGAGACTTTCACCATCCGAGGCCCGAAAGGCAAGAATGGACGCCTTTGGGATTACGGCGTCGAGGGCGTGACCGAGGCGTTCACGGCGGATTGCACGCTCGCAATCGGCACGGGGTCGGATCCTGATGCTTACGGCGAGGAGCTTGCTATGGGTGCGCTGGCACTCGACACGCCGAAGTCGGTCCGCATCGACAACGCCGAAGGCAGCAGCGGCTTCAATGCGCTGATGGTGCAGCCGGACATCCCGAAGGATACGGCCGTCGTGATGACGATCGTGGATGACGCGGCGGCGGGCATCGGCACATTCTTCTGCGTCGTCGACTGGCAAGACTGATGGCAGGCTACCGCGATCCCAATCGGAATTGCCGGGCGCCGTTTGCTCGTCCGGACGAGACACGAGATCTCTATCCTGCCGAGACCGGCGATATCAGTCGGGACGGCTACACGGTGCATGCCCGGCGCCCACGCGTGCCGGACTATCCGATGTTCGTCTCTCCCGATCGGGCAAGGAATATCGAGGAGGTGTTCCGAGAGTACGACGGGATGATGGACTTCGACGACAGCTACTGAGGCCGCAGGCCCACGGAAAGGAAACCAAGACTATGGCACGAGACAGCGAGAACGCCGCGCGCGGCCAGAAGATCATGAGCGAGACCGGCCCGGATCGGTCCTCGGATGGCGAGAAGGGCGGCAAGGAGGCTCTGCACGGCCGTTCATTCGCGGGCGGTCCGAAGGATCTTTCGCATTCGTTGAAGCAGGGCGACGGCGACAAGCCCGCTCGGAAGAGCCGGGATCGCTAAGGCATAGAAGACGCATGCTGCCGGCAAAGATGCCGGCAGCATCAATGGGGGATTACTGGATAATGCGACTCAACAAGTCCCGTCCTTACGGAAAGCTCGCCGGCGACCCATTCATCCCGGACGGCAGCAACGTCCCGGCCTTCTTCGAGCAGGATGGGCGCTTCTATGATGCCCATGAGAATTTGATCGGCGCGCCAGCGGAGGCCAGTGAAGGCGAGCCTGCCGACCCTAACGTCGAGCCCATGACGGTCGCCGATCTTCTGGCGCAAGCCGACACATTGACTTGGCCGGCGTTTCGGTCGAGCGCAACGCGGACCCTTGGGCAGTCGTGCCCCGGCACGAAGTCCGCGATCATCGAGGCCCTGAAGGAAGCGCAGTTCAAGTTCAATGACCGCGCCGCAAAACGGACCAGCAAGCCGGCCGGACCAAACCCCACACCTGCCGCAGCCAGCCATGGTGTGGATCTTCTCGCCTGGGCGCGAGGGCAGAAGGAATATCTTTGGGGCGAGGTGCGCAAGGCCATCAAGGCCGAGTTCGGGCGCAATGTCTCAGAACGCGACGACGCGGTCGAGTTCCTGATCGCGCAGGGCAAGATCACCGCGAACGAGGCGCGTCGCGATGTGCTACGGGAGCCCGAATAATATGCTCGCGAACGGACGCATCACACTCCAATCCGACGATCTCGAGGCTTTCGAGACTGGCGTCGGCCTTTCCGGCGAGTTCGAAGTCGCCGCAATGATCGGCGACTACGGGCGGCAGGACAATCCATCCATCATCGCATCGCTCGGGTCGGCAACGATCACGCTCGAGTTCGCGGCGCCGGACGATGCCCGCAGGCTGGCGGAGCAGTTGCTGCGCCTGGCCCGCACGTCGGAGGAGAAGGCCGAGCACCGCGGCCCGGAATTTCGTTCTCGTCTCGCGCGAGATCAGTTCATGGCCGATCTGAAGGACGCTCTGAAGCGTCTCGAGGTGTCGGTTGGCATTCGTACGGAACCAGTGCCTGTTCCGGTCTTCCCGTCGAAGATCGAGCAGGACTAGGGCGCGAGACAAATTGTCGCGCCAACAAATCAAGCTAGCGCTTGACACGCGACGCGACTGCTTTGATCACTAAACTAAAGGCGGAAGCCAGTGGCAGACTATACGACGCTCGTCGGAAGCAAATCTATACTAGGCTCGATCAGCAACTGGATCAACCGAGGCGACCTGCCCGTCGCTGAGATCCTGGCCGAAGCCCAAGCCGACATCTATCAATATCTCCGCGTCCGAGAAATGACCGCGCGCGAAGTTCTTACCTTCGCAGCGGGATCGCAGACGACAAGCCTACCGACGCGATTCCTTGATCCAATCGGCTTTCGTCCCGATCAATGGGGAAGCGATCTGCCTTTCGTCCACGAAGGCTTGCTCGGCGAGTTCCGCGACAGCAGCGGAACGCTACCAACCGGGACGCCATCGCGCTGGGCAATCATCGGCGAGACCGCCTACGTCGACGTCCTGCCGAGTGCAGCATACTCCGGCACGCTGATGTTCTACCGCCAGCCGGAGCCACTATCCGGCGCCAACACAACCAATTGGCTGACGAGCCGATACCCATCATTGCTTCGCTACGCCTGCATGGCCAAGGGGTTCGAGCATGCGAAGTCGGATGCGGCGCCGTCTTATCTCGCCTTGATGATGCGATCGATCGAAACCGCGAACGCCACGAATGAGATGTGGCGCACAAATCAGTACGTCTAACCGGACGTGCATCCCACACAACGAGCCGCCTCCGGGCGGCTTTTTTGTTGAGAGCCCAAGATGGCAGACACGCAATCCTCGCATCTGAAACTCACAATTCAGACGCCGGGCGGGAACAACAATACGTGGGGCGTGATCGAGAACGTCAACCTGACCACAATCGACAGCAAATTCGGCAGCGTCACGTCCATCTCGACAACGGGCGGCAACACGTCGCTCTCCGGCAGCCAAGAGATCGTCAACGCGATCTCGGTTACCGGGACATTGTCCTCCCATGCGACCATCACGTTCTCGGGCCGGGGTGGCTCGTGGATCATCGAGAACGCCACCACGGGCGACTATTCCGTTACAGCAAAAGTGTCCGGCCAGCCCGGAGTCGCCATCACCCAGGGCAGCACGTGCCTGATCTTTTGCGATGGCACTGACATCACGTATGGAAACCCTCCGCCGGCAGAGACAGCCGAAATTACCATCGCGAGCGCCGCCACGACCGATATCCTCGGGGCGGCATCAGAGTTCGTGGCGATCTCGGGAACGACAACCATCACGAGCTTCGGCACGGGCGTCAACCGGCGCAGGTATGTCCGGGCAGCTGGCGACTTCAAGATCGTCCACAATGGCACCACGCTCGCTCTGCCCGGCGGCAAGAACATCGCCGCGAAGTCTGGTGATACGTTCGTCGTCGCGTCCGATTCAAGCGGCAATGCCATGGTCTACCTCTACCAGCGTGGGAGTGCGCCGCCGCCCGCGCTGCCCATCGGGACCGTGGTGCCGTTCGCCGGGGCAAGCGCGCCGTCGGGGTGGCTGCTCTGCTACGGCCAGGACATCTCACGGTCGACCTATGAAGTGCTCTTCGATACCATCGGGGTAACCTACGGCATCGGCAACGGCTCCACGACGTTCACCCTGCCGGACATGCGCGGACGTGTCGTCGCCGGACAGGACGACATGGGCGGGACGAGCGCCAACCGACTCACGGGGCAAAGCGGTGGGCTCGATGGCGATACACTCGGCGCCGTTGGTGGCGCCGAAACGCATCAGCTCGCAACGGCGGAGCTTCCATCCCACTCGCACACAGGTAGTTCGCTGACGATCTCCTATGGTGGCGGTCACACTCATGCTTACTATTATACGACTGGACAGATCTATTCCGGTGGCACCGTCGGCAATGTCGTCGCTGGGAGCGGGTCATCGTACTCCACGGGATATGCTGGAGATCATAGCCACTCGGTTTCCGGCTCGACGGGCAACACCGGATCGGGCAATTCTCACAACAACGTCCAGCCGACGATCATCCTGAATTACATCATCTTTGCGGGCGCATAGGCATGCTGATCCCGCTCGAAATCCCGCCAGGCATCGTCCGCACCGACAGCCCGAATGCCGCGAAGGGGCGCTTTACGGACGGCGACAAGGTCCGGTTTTACAAGGGCAAGCCCGAGAAATGGTCGGGATGGGTGCGCTTTGTGCCAGAAGCTCTACTCGGCATCTGTCGAGGCGCCGTGTCGTGGTCGAACAAGTACGGCAACACCAATGCCGCATTCGGCACACATCTCAAGCTCTATGCCTTGGCCGGCGACGACGCGCTAACTGACATCACTCCGATACGGACAACGGTCACGCTCGGCGCAGACCCGTTCGAGACTGAAAACGGATCACATGCCGTAATCGTGACGCACACGACCCATGGTGCGGACAACGGCGACTATGTCACCTTCGATGATGCGACAGCCGTCGGCGGCATCACCATCGATGGGGAATACCAGATCGTCAGCGTGGTCGATCCAGATCATTACATCATCGAGCACTCCACCGCCGCAACGTCCGATGCCACGGGCGGCGGGGCCGTGGTCGAGGCCGCGTACCAGATCAATGTCGGAACGACAGGCGGAGTCGTCGGCCTTGGTTGGGGAGCAGGCAAGTGGGGCGCCAGCACATGGAGCACGCCGCGAGCCGACGGCATTCCGACCGAGATTAGATTCTGGTCCGTGGTCGAGTACGGCAACGATCTCATGGCGTCTCCATACGGGAAGACGATCTATTTCTGGGAAGAGGCGACCGACGATCGGGCCGAGACTCTGAGCGGCGCCCCGGCCTACTGCCGGGCGATGTTCGTCACGGGCGAGCGGTTTGTTTTTGCTCTCGGGGCGGGGGCGGACGGCACGACGCCGATGACGGTGCGCTGGCCGGATCAGGACGACCCGACCGACTGGACGCCATCCACATCGAATACTGCCAACATACGGACGCTTCAGTCTGGATCCAGACTCGTCAACGGCACGCCCCTGTCGGACGGGATCAATCTCGTCTGGTCCGACACCAGCGTCTACCTGTTCCAGTTCACCGGCTCAGACTTCATCTACGATTCCCGGCTTGTCGGCACTCACTGCGGGCTGATCGGTCCGCTGGCCTTTGCAAGGGTTTCCGGCGTCGCCTTCTGGTGGTCGGGAGATGGCTTCCATATGTACGCGGCCGGCGTCCAGAGCATCCCGAACGCGGACGACGTCCTGGACTACGTCACGAGCCGCATGGACAAGGCGCAAGTTACCAAGGCGTTCTGCATTTACGACCAGAACCAGGGCCAGGTGCGCTGGCATTATTGCTCGACTGGCCACACGGAGCCAGACAGCTACGTCGACGTGACGCTCGATGGCGTCTATAGCTGGACCGTAGGTACGCTCGAGCGCACGGGCGGAACGCCGTATCGCTCGGCGGAAAGTTCCATGTTGCTCGTGGATGACGCCGGCGTGGTCTATTCACATGGCACCGGCGTGGATGCCGACGGCGAAGCCATGGAAAGCTACATCACCTTCGGCCTGTACGCCATCGAGCGCAGCGAGTCGAACGTGGACGTGATGGGCTTGGTCCCGGATTGCCAGCGACAGGTCGGCGATCTTACCTACGAGATTTACACAAAAGAGCGCCCCAACTCTCCCTCGATCCGTGATGAGCAGATCGTTACCATGGCGCCGACCGACGAAATCGGCGACTGCCGGGTGGAGGGGCGCCACTTCGGGATGACGGTTCGTTCGAACGTGCGCGGGGGCGACTATCGTCTGGGCATCGTCAATCTCGAGATCGGCAGAAACGGAGCACGACGTTGAGGCCAGTTGCTTCCAACCCTGCCGCTCCTTTCGACGCGCCCGGCCGGCTTGAATGGCTGATCAAGCGAGTGACCGAATTGTGCACCGCGAGCCATATCGATACTCCCGCCGATATCGAACGGCGATACGGCGGCTTGCGCAAGAGCACGATCGCCTGGACGATCGACGGCGGCGGGTCGGCGATCGGCACGGGAGACAAGGGTGACGTTCTCGTGCCGTTTGCCTGCACGATTGTCGCCGTGACGCTCCTCGCGGACCAGACCGGCAGCATTGTCGTCGACATCAAGAAGGCGGCCTATGCGGACTATCCGCCCGCATCCTCGATCTGCGCCGGAGACAAGCCGACGATATCAAGCGACGACAGATCCAACAGTTCCGCACTCACCGGCTGGACCACGGCGATTGCGGAAGGCGACACGCTGCGATTCTCAGTCGACTCTGCGTCGACGATCACGCGCTGCGCCGTTGTCCTCACCGTATTGAGGTGAGGATCTGACCGGGGCGGGGATAGGCAAGGGGTGGGGGCATGAGCAGGCGGGCGCGACTAACAGTTTCACGGGCAAAAAACGACGAGGCTGCATTCGGCGAAATCCTCGACATGCTGATTGCACTGCATGCGTCGGGTGGGTATGCGCCGTTCAATCCCGAGAAGGCGGCCGACGCGGCATTCAGCACCATGTGCGAGGACATGTGCTGGGTTGCGCGCATCGGCGGAAAGCCTGTCGGCACGCTGGCACTGACCGAGCTTGCGTTCTGGTACGCCGACGCCACGTTCCTGAATGATGCCTGGTTCTGGGTCGATCCGGCCCACCGGGCCAAGGACGTCGGCGTTGCCCTCCTGAAGGCCGCCAAGTCCGAGGCGCAAGCCCGCAACAAGTTACTGTTCGTATCCATGACCAATCCAGATCGTCGCCCCAAGAGCACGGCGACGACGCTCGTCATGCAAACAGCAGGGTTCGTGCCGATCGGGTACACCCTGTCTCTAAGCGGGAACAAAACATCATGAGCATGTTCAGCGCCAAGCCGGTCACTACGAAGAGCACGACGTCACTACCTTCCTGGCTGACGGACCTTGCCAAGGGCACGGCAGAGAAAGCGTCCGACATCGCGTCTCAGGGGTACACGGCCTATACCGGCGCCAATCCTTACGGCGGCACGTCGGAGGATTCTCGATCCGCGTTCCAAGGGCTTCGCGACTGGATCACGGGCGGCGGGGGCGGATCGACCGACGCTATTACAGGCTATATGTCCGCGCCGGCCCAGTCGGTCTCGACCGAGGGGATCTTCGACGGCGAAGGCATCGACAAGCATATGAACAAGTACACCGATGCCGCCTTGACGCCGGCGCTTCGGAAGATCAGCGAGGCGGCCGACGCGGCACGAAACCGGGCCAAGTCCAGCGCCACAGCGTCCGGTTCATTCGGCGATGCGCGCCACGGCATCGTCGAGAATGGCATCAACCGGAATGAAGCGACCGCCATCGGCGACACCTCCGCACAATATATGTCGCAGGCATTCCGGGATGCGGTCGCGAGCCGGCAATCCGATCTGGCACGCGCGCTTAGCGCCGGCACGACGAATGCGCAGCTTGCCGAGGGCGCTCTTGGCCGTCAGATGACGGGGGCGCAGGCTCTCGACAACCAGCAGAAGGACTGGCTCCAGCGGCTGTTGAGCGCGGGCCAATATCAGGACACCCAAAACACCGCGGCAAAGACCTTCGACTACAACACGTTCCTTGAAGGCCGAGACTGGGACAAGAACAGCACCTCGTGGCTGATGAGCTTGCTGCAGGGCACGCCGACGGACAAGACGACATCCAACACCCAAGAAGGCGGAACCAGCCCGTGGCTTAGCATCCTCGGATCTGCCCTCGGTACGGCCGCGACCAAGATCTGAGGAGATTGATGCATGAACCCGTGGCAGATAGTGCTTAGCACCCTCAATCCTGCGTCTGATCCGGAGATTGCATTCGCCAATCCAGAGCCGCCGAAGACCTCACAAGGAAGCGTCGCTCAGGCATTGAAGAATCGAGAGGTGCTAAGGAAGCAATTGGTTCCGGAAGGAGAAGCTGGTGGTGGGTTCGATCCGATTGGCAAGGCGATGGATAATCCCCTTACCAACATGCTCCGCGAAGCCTTTGCGAGAGCGCGGCAGGATCCATCTACGCTCGATCCGATTGGTCCGATAACCGCACCCGCATCATCCGGCCCTTCATCCCAGACCGGCGTGCAGCCCGCAAAGCCATCAAGCATTCCGGGGACGACAATCGGATCAATGCCCGATCCTGTTTCTGATCAGGCAAAGGCAAGGGCAATGTTCGAGGGGGGATCGCAGCAACCAACCTCCGCGTCCCCGTCCGACCTTCGCGTGATTCCACCAATGCGACCGGCGCCAGAATACCGGGGCTCTATGCAGCCCGCCCAGCAACCCGGCCTTATGGAACTGTTGTCCGGGATGAAGAGTGATCCGACAGCCAACGCCATCGCCGACATCCTGCACGGGGCCATGCGAGGGGCCGCGATGAACGTCAACAACCCTCGAGGCCAGGGCGTCGGAGCATTCGGCGCTGGTTGGACCGGTGCGGTCGATGATGTGCGCAAGCGCGATAAGGAGAAGGCTGCCGCCGATCTCGCGAGCCAGAAGCTCAAGTTTGATCAGGGAATCGAGGTTCGCAAGGACGCTCGATCCGAGAAGGAGCTTGGGCTTAAAACGCGCGACCAGACCCGCAAGGAGAGCGAGACCGCGGTTAACAACCGGGCGGCGATCGACAAGATCATGCAATCCCGCGCCGGCCACCTGTCGCTCGAGAACAAGATCAAGCTCCAAGACCAAGTTACCCAGCACATCGACAAACTGAACAAAAACGGCATGATGGGGCCGGCCGAGATAGAAGCTGCGGTCGAGAAAAAGGTAAAGCAGCTTGAACGCTACTATAGCGGCCAGGGGCAGACGCCAGCCGCTCCGAGCGCCAAGCCGCCAACGGCAACCGGCCCTAACGGCCAAAAGATGATCTTCCAGAACGGTCGGTGGGAGCCGTTTCAATAAGATTTTCGGCGCCACCCCTTCCTTCTCCGTCTTCAACTCGATCACGAGAATCTAATGGCAACCGATGACCTCTTCGACGGCACCTTGCCGCCGTTGCCGCCCGGCTATTCCCTGGACGAGCCGGACCTCGGCGTGCCCGCCATCGCTCAGATTCCGGTTGTGCCGGACTTGTCGGGGCTAAGATCCGACAAGATCCAGCCCACCCCATCCGTGACGGCGCCGCGTGGTCGCCGGTTCGCTCCCGAGATCGACGACGTTCTCGATGAAGCCGCATCGAAATATGGTCTCGACCGGAACATCCTGTCGACGTTCGCCGCGATCGAATCCAGTGGCAACCCGCGCACCAGGACGGGTAGCTACAAGGGGCTGTTCCAGCTTTCGGATGGTGAGTTTGCGCGCCATGGCGGGCAGGGCGACATCTATGACCCCACAGCCAACGCCGGCGCCGCAGCTCTGAAACTGAAGGCCGAGAGCGCTGATTTCGCGCGCAGGTATGGGCGGGAGCCGTCGGCGGCGGAGCTTTATCTGATCCACCAGCAGGGCGTTGGCGGCGCCGATGCGCACTGGCGCAACCCGGACGCGCCGGCCTGGCAGAATATGTTCTCGACGGCAGAGGGACGGCAGAAGGGCGCAAACTGGGCCAAGAAGGCGATATGGGGCAACGTCCCGACCGACATGCGGCGTACATTCGGCGATGTGAACAACATATCGAGCCGCGACTTTGTGAAGATGTGGGAGAATAAGGTCGCCAGGTTCGGAGGCGGCGACACGAGAATGGCCTTGGGCGGGCCAAAGCCGGACGCACTGCCGCTTCTCCCGCCGGGGTTCACGCTCGATAACGACATCCTCGTGCAGACAGATCCCGTTTCCGGGGAAAGCCTGCCGCCTCTCCCGCCGGGGTTCACGCTCGATGGACCCACCCCCATGCAGGCATCTCCCGTTGCGCGGGAAGCCACGCCGCCTCCCCCGCCGGGGTTCACGATCGATGGTGACCAGCCGACTCAGAAGGGCGAGCCGAAGCCGGTCACATTCTCCGATGCCTTCGGGCGTGGCGTCGATCAGATGCAGGGCATGCTTTACGCTGGCGTAGAAGCCGCTGGCGAGGCTACCGGCAGCAAGGCTCTTACGGACTTCGGCAAGGCCGGGCGGGAACGCAACGACGAGGAAGCCAAGGCTTACGGCAATGCGGCCGAGTTTACGAAGATCGGCAGCGTCGGCGACTTCACGCAGTGGGCGAAGGAAATGATCGGAAGCCAGATTCCGATCATGGCGCCTATGCTTGGCGGCGCCGCGCTTGGAACACTTGTCGGCGGACCAATTGGCGGCATCATCGGTGCGTTCGCGCCGGGGTTCGTCATGTCGACTGGCGAGACGCAATCCAACATCAAAGAGAAAGACCCGAACGCCGTCGCGCCATCGTCGGCGTTCGTCGGCGGAGCGGCGATCGCTGCCCTCGATTCCATCCTCCCCGGTAAGGTTGGATCGGCGCTCGTAAGACGGTTCGGGAAAGAAACCGCAGAAGAGGTCGCCAAGCGTGCACTGAGTAAGCCGGTCAAAGAATCGATGCTGAAGACCGGCGCCAAGGGCGTCGCAACCGGCATGGCGACCGAAGGCATCACCGAGGCAATCCAAGAGGCGATCGGCGACGTCGCCGCGTCCTATGGCACCGGCAAGCCGCTCGATCCAAACCTTGGTACAAAGATGATCGAAGCGGGCGCCGCTGGCGCCCTGTTCGGCGGTCTTATGGGGCCATTGGGTGGTCACCACGGCCGGGACACGGCCGATGGCGCCCCGCCCCCGTCATCAGGCAACACCAATCCACCGCCCCCGTCATCGGCAGCGGCTCACCCCCCGCAGCCGAGTCCCGCC